ATCTCAGTTATTCCGGCAACCTAACCTTAGATCTAGGCTGGATTGGCTTTAGCAACCAGTCACCCGGCTATGGATGGAACGGCGACGCTGACGACTTTCGACTCTATTCCACCGTCCTTACCCAGGCAGAAATTGCCGCTATTGCGAGTAGCTAATGAGTAAATCCCTTGTCCTTGCCTCCGGCCAACTCCAAACTACGGCAATTGTCCCCGCCGTTGCCTTTCGGCCTGAGTTGCACTACAAGGAAGTCACCTACCCGAATGCAAATACTACTCGAATTAGCTATTACCCGACCAGCGCCAAGACCACTGAGCTATATCGGATCACCCTCACCCGCACAAACGGGATTGTCACCGGCAGGGTGGACAACGATTACACCCAAAGTATTACCCGAACGACCAGCTACACCCGTACCAACGGGATTATTTCTTCTGCGGAGGTGAGCTAATGCAAACTATTACCAGTGCAGCGATCCTGGGTTCTCGCTACACCAGTGGGGTGCAGTATCGCCTATTCGATGGCGCTACTCTTGGTGCTTTGCAAAATCCTACCCACTTGGGCGGCGGCATCTGGCGGGCGGTGGTGCAACTACCCGACGCTGGCGGCGAAGTGCGCTGGTTTGCCAACGCTGGGGCGGTGCCGCTGGGGATTGATGTGGTGGATGCGGCGCCATCCGTTAGTGTCGGTGAAAACATTGCCCAGTCAATTTGGACCTACAACCAAGGCGATCGCTCCCTTTCTGGCAGCCAAGCCAATCTATTTTCTAACCTTCTATCCTTGGTGCAGGCCTTCACCCTGGGGCGCCACCGCATCGACTTTGCTGCTAGTACAACCACCCAGTACAACATAGATGGCACCGTGCGACAGGTATTCAACCTCAGGGACAAGGACGGCAGCCCCGCCACCAATGCTCAGACCGCCGTTGATCGGGTGCCCCAGCCATGAGCCATCTTCCCGACGTCAGCAAAAAGGTAGGGAGCTAACCCCATGCTCTACCCCCTTGGGCTAACCGGCACCCTTTACCCCCTTGGGCTACACCCTGGCTTGGTAGCCATGCTGATCAAATTTTGCCTAAACCGCCTAGCGATCGCGCCATCGCCCGCCCTTGCCCTTGCCTTGATGCCATCGCCCGCCCTTGCCCTTGCCTTGATGCCATCGCCGGCCCTCGATCTAGTCCTGGAGCAATGCGACCATGCTGTTGATACCTACTGATAGCGCCCTGGTTCTATCGGGCGATCGCTTGTACATTGGCGATACTTTTACCCTTAGCTTTAGCCTATCAGTGGAAAGCATGGAGGCTAGCTTTCGACCTAACTTGAGCCAGGTCAACCTCCGCATGATCGGCAAGCGTAACCCAGGCGACCCGGACGAGAAGGCGTTATTTGATAGCGCTCGGGCGACTAATCCCTACTGCACGATCGCCACTGATCCACCGGTAGGCACCACCTTGAGCGGACGCATCACCATCAACGGCGCGGCGACCGCCAGCCTAAAAACCTTCAAGCCCCAACCAGAGCTAGCCAGCCCAACGACCCAGCAAGCGGTGTTGCACTTCGCCTTTACCGCCCTCTACCAAGGCGAAAGCCGCCGCAAGGTGTTAGAGACTGGTGAAATTGTATTGCGCCGCGATCGCATCGAAGATCCATGATTTACTACCGTTTCTATGGATGTTTGTACGAGCACCGGGGTGATCGCCTGTGCAAGGTAGCGGTCGGCACGATGCAGACCCGTAATGGTGTCCAGTACCAGCTAAACCAAAACCATCGCTGGCAACGGATCAAAGATTTTGCTGTCCATGAGGGTGATGAGGTAGGGCGCAATGTGGCGGCATGGAAAGCGGGTAAGGTAATTGGCGGAGCGGTCGCTAACCACGCGATCGCCATGGGTGCTGACCCGATGGCCGCCCAATTGATTTCAGAAACCGTGGTGCAGGCAGGTACGGCAACAGCGCTATGGGTCGCCCAGCAAGCCCGTAAAGGCACCCTTACCGCCGAAGGGTTAGCGGCTTACTTTGTCCAACAATCAGCGGCGGCAGCCCTTGGCAAGATGGCCCACCACGAGGCAGAACATTGGTTGCATACCTACAATGCCCAAGCGATCGCCCAGCAGGTAGGACCGATCCTAGCGGGCAAGGGGGCAGGGTTAGGGACGGTTGCCACGACCGCTAAGACCAAAGCCCATACCGCCTTGGTAGACTGGGTGGTTAGCCGCGGCAAGCATGACCTAGCGATGCTGGGCAAGGTGTTTGGCCATGACCTAGCCAAGGCGGCTGACCCGCAGGCGATCGCATTGTTGTGGCAATTGCACCAGGCTGGTATTGCCATGGCCGCTATGCAGTTGAGGTATGCCCATGATGAACATCAGCCCTGAACGCGCCGAACTATTGAAGCTAAAGGCCATGAGCGACGAGGAGCGGCTTAGTTACTTGCTAGCCCGCCACGCGCTTATCCCCCTTGGCAGCCCATTGCCGCCCATCCATCAAGTGCTATGCGAACCCTAACGCCAAAGTCTAAACGCAAGCCATTGCGCCCCAAGGGTGTGTTTGATCTGGAGATCCAGCCCGGCGATCGCCTGTACTTTGTCGGCGAGGACTGTGAATTATACCGGGGCGAACAATGCCTGGGGCGCTATGGCTACCACTGGGAGGATGAGCTAACCAAGGCGGTACAGCGCACCCAACTAGCCCTGGTGGAGGGCGAAGAAAGGCCGGTTAAGGGTCCTAATGTCACCAGCATGAAGCCGGAGGCGAAGGCACCCAAGGCACCCAAGGCACCGCCCAAGCCTGAGGAACAACCCCAAACCGGCGAACGATGGATTACTATCCACCCCAATAAGGACAACCCGGACTCCTACGTCAGGGTGAAGATCCGCCAGCACCCGGACGGCACCGCCAGTGTCATTGCAGGCGCCGGCGGCAAACTGAACCAGTTGCGCCTGACCAAGCTACGCAGCCCGGAGGAATGGAAAGAACGCGCCGCTGAACGCAAGCAAAAACGCCTGGAGAAAGAAGAAAAGCGCCGGGCGGAGTTAAGTGAGGGCGATCGCCAAGCAGAAGACGACGAAACCACCCAAGCCCGGGAGTACCACCGGGGCGAACGGCACCGTAATGCCAAGGCTACTTTAGACGCCTACCAGGAGGCAGGGCTAGACCACGGGCTAACGCCGGAGCACCTAGCCGCCCTCGATACCCCCGCTAGTGCTGACACTGACCCGGAGGAAGCCAAGCAAGTCGAAGCCTTGGCACGAGAGGCGGTCCAAAAGGCGGCCGCTATCCAAAAAGCCTACGAGCAACGCCTTGTCCAAGACCACGATGCCCGGGCCGCCGCCAAGCTTGGTGATGAATCCTTGGAGGGGCTAGGTAACCCGCTCCAGCAGGACATTGACCACACCGCCTATGGCACCGACGGTGACACCATCTCTAACCTCACCCAACTGCCTAATGGGCAATGGCTAGTCACCGGCGGCGATAAGGCGGATGCTACCTTTGACACCTGGCAGGAGGCGGCTAAATATCACCTGGGTAATGTCAACGAGTACGACGGCACCGCCGGCGATCGCAGCCAGCCCGATGACTTTTACAACCCTAAGCTATGGGTCGCTAACCCCGATGGCGTTGACTTCTCCCCTCAGCTAGCCGGGCAAATGGCGGCCCTGGCCCTGCAGCGCAAAGAGATTGATCGCTCTGATAAAGCGGCCGGTAAGGCTATCAAAAAGAAAATGCCATGGAAGCGAGAACAGGGGTTTGACATTGGTGGGGTCAGCGGCATCGACGACCAAGCCGCGATCGCTCAGTTGGACCAGGATGCCAAAACCATCGAGGATGCCCTCACCCACGGCAAGCTATTGGATATGGCGGGGCTGTTGGACCCCCAAGCGATGGCCAAACATCTACAGACCGGTGGCATGGCCCAACTTGGGGAAATCGCCTCGGACGTGCTCAAAGTTGCCCAGGTTGATCCGGCAATCATCGCCCAGATGGGCCACGATGAAGCGGCCAAGCTGATTGCCTACCAGATCCGTCAGGCGGTGGGGGATAGGGAGTATCAGGCGATCGCGGCAGCCCAGGCGGCCCACCACGGCCAATGGTCCACCGAGTACGCTAACCAAGTGATTGCCGAAAATCAACCCCGCCTGGACGCCCTGCGCGACATCCACCGCCGTATGCAGGAAATCGAAGCGGCCAAGGACGGCGACTATACCGCCGACCAATTGATTGAATTGGATACCCTCTCCTACCAGTCGGAAACATTGCAGAAGTCGTTGCAGCAATCCATCGGCACCGCCCTGGGGCAATTACAGGCCAGTGCGGCCATGACCCTGGCGCTAGAGTCCAAGCCCCGTAGCCTACGCTTTGCCGTCAAGGGTAGCCATGGCGATGTGGCCGACGTGCCCGGGCTATTGTCTACCGATGACAGCCCATCAATCTGGAGCAGCTACGGACTAACCGCTGAAGACTTTAGCCTGGAGGATGGCCCGGACGGGCAGCTGGTATCCATCGAACCCAGCGGCATGGAAAAGCTTGCCACCGCCACCTATAACCCGGAAGACCGGGACGCCTACGAGGAAGCGATCGCCATTAAGCGCGGTGCCTACGACGAGGACGGGTTCACTCCCGCCGGGTTTGCCTACCGCCCTGAGTCCACCTTCACCGATGTGCGGGCCGAGGCACAGCAGTTTGATACCACGTTTAACTACCAGCCGGAGATGGATGATGCCGGTGTGGAGCAGGCAATTAAACAATACCTGGGTGCCCGGGTTGCCAATGGCGACGATCCGTTGTCAGTACGCCGGGATTTATTTTCGCCGGAGCTTTACCTAAACCTTGGGCTGAACCAGGATGATGCCCTGCGGGTTAATGGGGCGGTGCAGGCGATGGACCTGAAGCTATTCGGCAAGGATGCCCCCGGGCAAGCCCAGATCCGCAACGCCTACCAAGAGCTAGGCGACCAAGCCGCCGCCGCCCAGCGTAGCGCCCGGGCGACCGATGACCTGCAAGCGCTCCACAGCCAAAACCTCAACACCGATACCGCCAAGGAAGCCGCCCACCGTGCCCTAGCCGCTATGCCCATGGCAAGGGCTGTCCTTAAGCCCATGGACCAGCTTTCTACCCAGGAACGCAAATACTTGAGGGACTATGCCATCACCGAAGTGATGGGCGAAACGCTGGAGGCACCAGCCAAGAAAGAAGCTACCCCCGAGGAGGACGTACCTCAGACCGGATCCCTATTCGACCTAGGCAGCTACGACGAACCCGGCGACAAGCCCGCCAACGACTACCGCGAACCATCCCAGTGGGACCGGTTTTGCCGCATCATGGGCGGTGAACAGAAAGCCTATGATGCCATCCGCGATCGCCTTAAGGGTAATTTCTATAGCCGTTTTGCTAGTGCCTATAGCGCCATCGAAGGCAAGCCATTGCTGACTGGCAGCCAAACCCTCACCCATGTAGATCGCTTGGCCGCCGCCAGCCTGCCGCCGGAGGAGCGGGATGAACTACTGGCCCACCTGCGATCGCTGGACCAATCCGAAATGGCTCAAGCCCGTAACCGCCAAGGGGGTAAGTTTGCCGTTGAGATGGATGATTGGCTGGACAAGTACCACGAACTAAAGGGCAAGGACCGGCAGCTAGGGCTACTCACCACCGAGACAGAACGGCAGGGCGTCGATAATACTCAATGGCAACGCACCACCCTAGGCACCCAGGCGGAGCAGGACTTAAACGATGCCCTCCAAAGCGTCCTGCCGGGCTTTGAGCAAGTCAACTCAGCGGTAAACATCTACCCCGAAGTACGCTGGAATGGTGGCTTTGTCGCCCATCAGCGCGGGCTAAAGCTACTAGAACGCCAAAAGAAGATCGGCATGCACTATAGTGCCGGTTCTGGAAAGACATCAGGGATGCTCGGTGCCTTCACCCACTTGCACAGCCAGGGTAAAGTCACCCGCACCCTGGTAGCGGTGCCCTCCGGCATCCTGGGGCAGGCGGTGGGGGAATGTGCCACCTTTCTAGAACCTGGGCAGTATAGCTACTCCGCCAATATCGGATGGGACCGGGAGAAGCGCTTAGAGGCATTGCGTAATCCCGATATGCAATTGCACTTTACCACCCGGGAATCACTCGCCAGTGACCTATTGCACCTGGTGGAAAAACACACTGGCATCGGGGCGGAGGACTTTCAAAATACCGATGCCCGCAGCGAGGACGATCGCCGATCGCTCCTCCTAACCGCCTTGCAAAAAGAAGGCATTGACCCCAGCAGCCTTCTATTCAGCGTTGACGAAGCCCACGACCTATCCCGCCGTCAGGGTGTATCACCGTCCCGGCGATCGCTGGTCCTTGATGCCCTGGCCTACCATAGCGCCTACCATATCAACGCCACCGGCACGCCCCTGAAAAATGACGCCTCTGAAATTGCTGACTTCCTGCAAAAGGTAGGGGCACCTGAAGTAAAGGACGTTAGTGCCTTTATGGCCCGCTATGGCAAAAATACCCAAGCAAGCCGCCGTAGCCTACAGCGATTGGTGGCAAAGTACGCCTACGCGATCGCCGTCAAGCCTACCACCAAGGACGGGCAGGAGTTATCCATGCGGATGGAGCAGCCTAAGATCGCTTTATCTGACCACCAAAAGACTCAGCGGGCAGAACTACTAAAGCACTACGACACCCTACAAGCCTGGCGGGAGCAGGAACTACCCAAGGTAATGGCGGCTAAGCGGGAGCGGGGCGATAACTCACCCCTCAATACCAAAGACCTTGCCCATGCCTGGGAGGATGAGGGCGTTAGAGCCGCGATCGCCGTCCTGTCGCCTGAGTCCTACGGCAAGCTAGACGATGCCACCAAGCAAGTTAAGGCAGGCGGGCAGTTGCTAGGCGCCTCCGCGCTTAAGTACGCCGCCCTATCGCGGCTCTACCACCAGACTGACTACGCCAACAACGGCAAGGCGCAGCACGTCGTTAAAATGGCCGCCCAAGCCAAGGCAGACGGTAAACCCATGGTGATCTTTGCCGCCTCCGCCCAGGCCGCCCAGATGTTGCGGAACCAGCTTGCCAAGGAGGGTCACCGGGTAGGCTATATCGACGGCACCCTGGGGCCAGCGGAAAAGGACAAAGAACGCCTACGGTTCTCCCCCGTCGCCGGCGAGGATGCTGAAACCGACATTCTAGTGACCACCGACGCCGCCCAGACTGGCCTTAACCTGCAACGGGGTAAGTTACTAGTTCACTACGATATTCCCCTCACCCAAAAGGCATGGGACCAGCGCTCAGCCCGTATCTACCGCCGGGGCCAGACCGATGACGTTGACGTGCATACCCTAGTCGCTGATGCGCCGGAGGACGCGATCGCCCTAGCCCGAATGCAGCGCAAAGGTAGCGACAGCGAACTATTCCAGGGGGCTGATGCCACCCAGGGCCATGCTGAACTATTGGACGATACCGGACTAGCCGCCGCGATCGCGGAGTTTATGCAGGAAGATGATCCGGGTTGACGCTGGGGGTTTTGTTTTGGGTGACTATTGCAAAATTAAAACCAGAATGCAAATCAACAATGCAGTTGTTAAAATAGTCCAATACCTGAGGTGGATTCCCTCAACTAGTTGGATTCAACTATGCCCAGAAAAACGTACTCTTTCACCGAAAAGGTGAATCGCGGTCATGCCATGGAGCACATGGTCGCCTGCATGTTCCGTACTATTTGCGATTTCACTGTAACTGAGCAATATCGCACCGGCACCCATAGTACGATAGACGACGCCAAAATAGTCGTAGACGGCTATATTCACCCCTGCGAAGCATGGCCCAGGGGACTCTGCTACGAGTGCAAGGGGCAGGATGTGGCCGGAAGCGCCCACAAGCGCCTCGTTTACCATATTGAGGACGCTAAGCAAAGCGTCTACCCTGCCCCGTTGCTGTTTATCATCGACGGCGCGTTTTTTGCCAAAGACAAGGCAGGGCAAAAAACCTTTGAGTGGATGAAGAAGCAAGTGGACGGTGAAACTATTGTCGGGGTTATCAATACTTCGGAGTTAATTACGTGGTGCCAGCGGCATAAAGGGAGGCCAGGATGCTTTGCATAAGCCTTACTGAACTAAACGACGAAGGTTACCCCTACGTGATTCTGCGCTATGCCCCGACTATGGAGCGGGCGATCGCGTTGTGCCAAAAATGGTCTAAAGCCAGAGCTAAATTTAACCACCTGATTGAAATTTGGAATGGCGATTACAACGACAATGAACCTGCTTATGTGATTTGCAGAGAGCCTAACCCGATAGATGAATCCGATCTAGCTTAGCCTGATTAGATTCTATAGACCCAGGGCAAGACTTAACCGCCCTGGGCTCTTTATTGGCTGAAACGATCAGCCTGCAAGGGTTTTAGCGCATGTAGGGCAACCTTTTTTTTTACTTGCCCTACATATATGGTAAGATGTAGGGCAAGTTGTTTTTTTACTTGCCCTACATGATTTACGTCGTTATTCGGTCTGGCGAATCATCCCTTGGTGAACCCCTTGGGGCTTACAGTGACATAGGCGAAGCTTTGGCTTTTTGCTGCCGCTGGCTGGGGATTGAGTCTCCCCAAGATTTTGTTTACGACGGCGATGAAGATATTGCCGTTTTTGGGGTACCAATTGATGAGCCCTTAACCTATGGTGCTCATTGGCAATCTGTACTTTCTTTTGGGGAAGACGGCTATGTCAGCGCTGCCTAGTAAGACGGCTTTGTTGGCGCAAAAAAAGAAAATGCTGCGCGAAGCGCCGATGTACCCAATCTTGCCGAACGGATGGTTTTTGCATTCTTTCAAGGTGCGAAATAGGGCGAATGCCATAATCCGTTTGCGTAGACTGAAATCTCCCGATGCACCACAGCTCCCTAACGGCAAAAGTTCTATGTACTTAGGGATAGAGGGTAGCCCTAAGCACCAAGAATACTTAGAAATGTGGAGGCGTCGGGAAATGCTGGCGGCGATAGATTCAGCCCTGGCCGCTTTTGACCGCCTTGACGCTATTAGGGAGAAGACGGTAATTGAGCAACCTAGCCCAGAGTGGTACACGCCGCCCGAATTTGTTGATATGGCCCGGTCAGTCCTAGGAGGGATTGACCTTGACCCAGCCAGCAACCCGATCGCTCAGGGGTGGGTTAAAGCAGAAAAGTATTACACCAAGGATGACGACGGCTTAGCTCAGCCCTGGGCCGGTCGAGTCTGGTGCAATCCGCCCTATGGCAAATTCTCCAAGCTATTTATGGAGAGGGCGCTAGGGTTTTATCAGTCTGGCCAGGTTACCGACTGCATTTTCCTGGTAAATCGCACCGGAGCGGCCTGGTACATGGACCTGACCCAGCGGTTTACCGCCGTCTGCCAAGTTAGAAAACGGATCAGTTTCTGGACCCCCGAGGGCAAACCCGAAGGCAGTCCCCGCTACTACAACGATTTCCTTTACCTGGGACCATCAGCCAAAAAATTCAAAAAGATGTTTTCCGAAGTTGGCAAAGTTTGAGGCAGACCCCCGGCGATCGCTGGGGGTTTTGCTTTGGCATTTCTCCGTAGTAAAAACGCTATAGACGTGTTAAAAATACACTTGTATTGTTTTTTTGCTTTCTATGGCCGGAATCCGCACCCTATACCCCCGTGGCAGCAAAGAGGATGGTTTAGGCGTATTCCTAGCCAAGATGGGCAGACACAAGCTTCTCACCCCTACCCAGGAGATAGAGCTAGGGCGACAGGTGCAGGAGGGGCTATGGGCGGCGGCAACGGTCCTCGACGATCGCGATCGCCGTCAGCCACTACAAGAAGATTTTGAACGCCTCTACCGTAGCGAGCACGGTGAATTACCAACCCAGGTGGAAATTGACACCTACTTTGACGAAGCGCGGCAGCGGTTAATTGATACCTACCGCCAGGGCCACCCGAAGGCGACAGAGGCGGAGATGCGCCGACACTTTGAACGGGTAGCCCGGCAGGGTAAGAAAGCTTGCGACCAGATGGTGATCCGTAACCTACGCCTAGTGGTGAGTGTGGCGCACAAATATTCCAAACACGGGCTAGAGCTAGGGGATTTAATCCAGGAGGGCGTCGTTGGATTAGTGCGAGGGGTGGAAAAGTTTGACCCGGCCAAGGGTTATAAATTTTCGACCTATGCCTACTGGTGGATTCGTCAGGCGATCACCCGGGCGATTAGCAACAAAGCCAAGTCGATCCGCCTACCGATCCATGTTGTTGACGTACTCAATAAGGTACGCCGCTATGGCCATGTTTTCCGGGCTCAGCATGGACGCTACCCAAACGATCGCGAAGTGGCCGAGCATTTCTCCTCCCGCAATGGTGTCTCCGTTGATGAATGGATGAGGCGGCTACAGCGGTTCAAGGCGATGAACATCGCGCCGACTAGCCTGGACCATGTGGTGGACAACGGCGATCGCTCTAAAAGCACAATCCACGACCTTGTAGGGGGTATTGATGATAGCTCTATCAGTTTGTTTGGAGATCAGGTTATCAGAGAGTTGGCCGCCGCTGTGGTGGGTTTGCCAACCCGGGAGCGCCAGGTGGTGGAACTAAAGTACGGGCTAATCAGCGGTACACCCAAGTCGCTTAGTGAAGTCGCTAGGGAGATGGATGCACCCCTTGCGACGGTGCGAACGATCCACGTCAGGGCATTGCGGCGATTATCTAGGGAACGGCGGGGCTTGCGATCGCTCCTCGAAGGACTGGAGTGAACCTGGATACAATGGAGGGTAAATTACCCCTCCCTTACCCCATGGCTATTTCTACCCTGCGCCCGCTGCGCCCCCGGCGGGCTATTTTATTGCGCAAAGACGCCCAGTTAGGTTTATTTGGCGGTGAGACTGAAGTAAAGCCAACAGCGGCGGCCAAGCGTCGGGAGCGAATGCTGCAGCCCAAGGCACCACCCAAGCCACCCAAGCCCAGCACCAGGGCAACAGCGCCCAAAGAGGGTGACACTCGCATTAACCGGGCAGGCAATGAGGAGGTATTGCGGGCAGGACGGTGGCGATTGGCTAGTAACCCTAAGGTGGTTGCCAAGGATAGGGGAAGCGCCGCGATCGTCCCGGTGGTGGAGGCGGATGAGCCTATGCTCGAGGCAGACGAGGACGCGATCGGCCCGGTTGTGGAAGAACCCATGGTGGAGTCCGAACCCCAAAACTTGGCAAACCCTGGCAGTACATTTACACTAGAGCAAGACGACAATTTAATTGAGGAAATTACCGATGGACTATCCAGGGATGATGAAGCCGCCCTCCGATCTGGAGGAGGAGTACCTGTTCGAGACGCCGACGATGGAGGAACTGTCAGCGCTAGCGATCGCGGAGCTTATCGACAAGTCGAACCCAGGCTCATCACTGCACGAGCAGAGCTCACTAAACCCGCAGATACCGGAGTCATTCCTGAGGGCATCCGAGATCATCTAAGGGATCACCAGCAACAAGGAGCCGCCGCCGCGATCGCCGCCATGGATAAACAAGGCGGCTTTTTGTTGGCCGATGGAACAGGGGCAGGAAAGACAAGGCAATTGCTAGCGATCGCGGAACGCTACCGACAGCAAGGTAAGAAAGTATTGATTATTGCCCCCTCTGAAGTCATTAAGCCAAATTGGAAGAAAGGAACCGTTGCAGGTTCATTTAAGGATGACTCCAGCGCTATGGGCATCCCCGTGTCTTTGGCGATGCAAGCTGACAAGATGGGCGCAGGCAAGATCTGCATCAGCGCCTATAGCAGGCTCAATGCCTTTGAGGATGCGATCGATGACGACACCATTTTGCTATTTGACGAGGCCCACTCATTCAAAAATGTGACAGCCCAGCGCAGCAAGATCGGCATGAAGATGATGCGCAAAGCTAAAGCCGTGTGCTACGCAACAGCGACACCGGCGGATAAGCCTGAGCATATCGCTTACCTATTCAAGGCTGGCATTTTTAATGGACTAAAACAAGATGAAATCTTCTCCTGGCTTGGCATGAAGCAACGGGAAATCCGCGTAGGCGGAGGGAGGACTGTCAAGAAATGGGAGATCCCACGGGGAAAATCTGCTGAAGTATACCAGCGCATGGCGGGACTATTCGACAACTTGACTGACAAAGGGCTGATGATCAAGCGCGAAATCAGCATGGAGGATGTTGATGTAGGCTTTGAAACCCTCACGTTGCCGGACAAAGCTCGGGTGATGCTAGAGGCAATCGAGGACAACTTTGAGGGCGGAGAAGGGCTAGAGCGAGCACAAATGTTAATGCACCAGCGGCGACAGCTGGAGCCTTACAAAATCCAGGCCGCCGTTGATCTAGCTAAACGCGAACTAGCCGAAGGGCGTCAAGTTGTCCTGTTTATATCCAGGGTTAATGAGTCTGCTGTCAAAAAACGAAAATCCAGCCCAGACGATCCCGAGGTGGTCTTGGTAGATTCAGAGGGCACCGCTAAGCTGATTAGGGAAGCCCTGGAAAAAGAAGGCATCCTTGATATTACTGAACTGCATGGCGAGAGTGAAACCAAAGCAGAGGCGGCAATGGCAAGATTCCAGTCCGGCGAAGCTCGGGTAATGATTGCCACGGTGGAAAGCGGCGGTACTGGCGTCAACCTTGACGATAGAACTGGTGAGGCTCCCCGCACTTTAGTTATGGTCACGCCGCCATTCAACGCTGTTCAAAACCTGCAAGCAGCGGGTCGGGTATGGCGGATGACGACCAAAACCGCGCCCCGAATCCGATACCTATTCACCGACGCTGACGTTGACTCCTGGAACCGTCGGATAATCGCTAACAAAATGGCCGCGGTAGGTGCCGCTGTTCAGGGCGAAGTAGGCATCCTTGATCTACCCGAAGACATCTCAGATGACGCGATTGAAGCATTCATCGAGGCTAGGGACAAAAAGCAAGACTTTGACCCGATGTCACCCGCGCCCAGGCCGCCTGAACCAGTAACGCCGGTAAACACCAACAAATTACCCCCAGGATTTAGGGTGAACAAATATGGCGGCTACACGCGGGGCGGCACCTACGTTGAGGCGGGGGCAGGCTATATTCGCAATGAAAACGGTAAATGGGTCACCTACGCCAAGTCTCAGGTTGACGAAGCTGGTAATGTTACCCCTGAGCCAACACCAGAAAAACCTGAAACCATGCCTACGGCTGAAAGGTTAGATGTGGCTAAAGGTATTGTCAGCAAGATCAACGCGATGGGAGAAGGAGAGACGCCCTACTCTCCGGAAGAAATAAAGTCAATTGAGTATGCACTCCAACTCATAGAAAGCGCTGACAACGATCGCGGGGAGGAGCGCAACATGGCGGGCTGGAGTGGGTCAACAAGGAGTGACGGGGTAAGGTTGTCAAGAAAAGTAAACGCAGGGCAACCATTGTCAGCTAGCGAACTGACAAATGCCGTCAAAATACTACAGATCCACCGCAGACAACTAAAAGACGCAGAGATTGACCTGCCTTCCTACAAAGAGCCAACTGTTGCAGGGCTAGACCTAACGCCTACGGTATGGCAAGGCGGCGATCGCATTAGGGTGTACCTAAACGGCCCTGGGCGCAGAAGCTACGGCTACTTTGAGGTGAATGCATCTGGCAGTATTAAATATGACAGGGGCAGAGATGGAACTCCCATTGACTCTGACTTTGCCCTAGGCGAACAAGGGCGGCAAATCCTACAGGAAATTACGCCATCAGCCCTCACCAAGTCCCTGCCCCCTGCCCCCGTCTTTACCCTAATGGGCGTGCCTTATATCTTCGACCATCACCGCGCCGTCCTGCGCAAGGCTGGCACCAGTTGGGAGCAGTTTGTAGCCGACCTCAGTAAGGAGGCTGACGGCGATCCATGCTGGGAGGGCTACGAGGCTGTAGGCATGAAAAAGAAACGCGGCAAGATGGTTCCTAACTGTGTTCCTGTAGGCCGCTAACCCGCAGCAAAAACCCCAGCCATGGGGCCGGGGTGGTGGAGTGGGGTTAGGCTATCTTGAACAGTGCTACAGCCTCGCCGGGGCTCTCGCCTGACTGGTAAAAAGGTTGAATGCCTAGATCAACCTCCACCCCCTTGTCTCGAAGGGCCTCAACCAAAAAGTTCTCCCGCAAGTCTTCAGGGTATGAGACTTTGACATACCCGTCTCTGCTGTCGTCTAAGCAAGCCAGGACCTCGCCCCCTTCGGCTGCGGCAATGATCTTCCAGTCATGGTTTAGCGGTTCATGGTTTAGCGGTGCGCTCATTTGTTTGTCTCCGTAAGTGGCTCAACAATTTCAATATACCCCCTACCTATCGAACTGTCAACACTTTTCGATAAAATAGCTACAACCTAAGTGCTGTCTGTCTTCTGCCTCATCTAACTAACACTCCCCCATGAAAACCTTTACCCTTGCAGGCGATCGCTACGCCGCGATCGCGTCCCCCCGTGGCATCGTCTTTCGCAAAGCGGCGGACTTTGACACCCGACTACCGATGGATGCTGAGCAGCGGGGTAGCATTGGCGCTGACCTGAATGCCTTGCTGTGTTCGCTGATGGACCTGCGCCTATCGCTACAACTAGCCCACTGGAACGTGAAAGGCATCAACTTCCAGCAATTGCATGAACTTTTTGATAAGTTGCAAGAAAGCCTATTGCCCCACATTGACCTGGTGGCTGAGAATGTGGCTACCCTGGGCATGGTGGTGATCGGCACTGCGGACGACATCGGCGATCGCACCATCTTGATGCCCTACAGCAATGGCAGCGACCAATACGCCATCCTAGACGAACTAGCGGACCGCTACGCCTACCTAATCCGCCACATGATGGACTTGGTTGAGGAGCTATTGGCTGATGGCATCCAGGGGATTGCTGACGTGCTAATAGGCATCCACATGGACATGGAACGCAACGGCCTTTATTTTCTAGAATCCCATATCCCTAGCGCCAACCTACAGAAGGCAGCCAGGCGATCCATGCTGGAGGAAGGCGCTACCAAGGAACGCAACGGCGTTACCTACCGGCTCAACAAAAACCGTCGCTGGGAACGGAGCGATCGGGGCAGCAAGCCAGCCAGGGGTAAGCGGCCAAAGCCCCCCGGCGGTGTAGTGCCCGTCATCCCGATGGATGGCGCTAAGACTAAGGGTAAGTCAAAGCCGATGCGCTTTGATAGCCGTCCCCCGGGCGGCGGTGCCCAGGCGGTGCAGCAGGGCAAATTAAACGCCAAGGCACAACGGGCGGCGGCCAAGGTGACGCCAAAGGTGGCCCCCGCAGGCAAGCCTGCCAAGGCGAAAAAGGCTGAAGTGAAGCCCAAGGGCAAGAAGGCAACCTCGGAACCCTTGTCAGATGATGCCTTTGTCGATCTGGCCCTGAATGCGGCCAAGGCGACCCAGGGCGGGCGGCTAGGGGACTCCAAGGTGTTTATCTCCAAGGTATGGGAAACCTTGCAGCAGCAGCACCCAGACCTAAACCTCAGCCTAGACGACTTCAAAAAACGTTTGGTGAGGGCTAACCGGCAGCGAAAGCTCGATCTAAGCCGGGCGGATATGGCCTACGCGCTAGACGCCAATGACGTATCAACGTCTCAAATTAAGGACGACAACAGCGAGTACCATTTCATCCGCCAAGCATTTGAGCCCGAGCAAAAGCCAGCCTCGACAGGCAAGGTAAAGCCCAAGGGCAAAAAGGCAACCGTCAAACCCAAGGCGGAGAAAACCCAGCCACAGGCAAAAGCGATCGCGTCCTATGGTGAGTTCAAAAACGAAGTTGCCAGGATCTACGACAAGCTCAACACTGAAGAAAACCTAAGCGACATGGTGCCTATCTATCGCATTCGCCGCGAGCTAGGCGATCGCGTCTCCCGTGCGCAATTCAAAGAATGGATGATGGACATCCAGGCAAGCGACAAAATACAGCTAATGGGAGGACAAGTGCCCGGTGTCACTCAAGATCAACGCGAAGACTCTATCACAATCCCTGGCGGTGGAATGCGGTTTTACGTCAAAAAGCTAAAGGACTTTGACGGCAACGACGAGACAGATTCATCCAAAGCTCGCCGGAAACCTAAATCATCAACGCCGTCGCAGCCTAAGCCAAAAACAACGCCTATCAAGTCCTACGACGACTTTAAGGGCGAAATAGCCAGCGTCTACGACAGGCTGAACAAGGACTACAACCTAGGCGACTTGGTTCCTATTCACCGCATTCGCCGCGAACTAGGCAACCGTGTTTCCCGCGAGCAGTTTGACAAATGGTTGTTTGACATCCAGGCCGACGACCATGTGCAGCTGATGGGCGGCGCCTTACCCAACGCTACTCAGGCAGACAAAGACGATGCCCTGCAAATCAGAGGAGCCCTTCGGTTCTACGTCAGAAAACTGAGAGACTTTGGCGGCAAGTCTTAACTGATGCTTATTTGCAACAAGCAACCCCAGGCTATACTTAGGCTGTCCTCCTTCTTTAGGCACCATGGGTACACAACAGGACCTCTACAAAATGCTGGCGGAAGGCGGCACTCGGCTTAGGAATACCCGACGCATCCACCAGCAGGCGATCGCTAACATCGCCACCCTGCAGCAGCAAACCTTGTCAGAGCTATCGCGGCTGCGCGATCGCATCGAGTCAGCCGGTATCGGCAACGACCCGGAGGCGGAGGCGCAATACTTGAAATTGCTAGCCACCAAGCGCAAGCTGGAGCAAGTACACCAGATGAACCCGGTGCTCGCCTCCATGCCACCTGTGGCCCTCCAGAAGGCGTTGGACTATGGCTTATTGCTATTGCAGGTCTACAGCGGCGGACGGCTTTCTAAGGCATCTGGCGGCGACATAGAGGCCCATATCCTGCGGCTAAAGCGCTACCGTCACCCGGCAGCAGTAGCCCAAATCAACGCACTGGAGCAATTACTGTGAACCACCCGATCCTTGACGATGGGCTATGCACGCCAGACGGGCGATCGCTAGCCTGGGCGGACAATGCCCACCTACTCCACTGGCCCGGTGAACTGGTCTACGGTGAACCCTTGCCGGTGGCGACCGATCAGCCCGAGCAATTCGAGGACCGCAAAAAGGACTGGGACTATGACAGCGATCGCGGGCGTCCCCGCAGGCGGGAGAAGCGATCGCCGGTGGATGTGCCGGACCAACCGCTGAACCGACTGAGGCGACTACTGAGCAACGGCAGGCCGGAGGCGGCTGAACCGGGGCCACACTTTGCACGACCGGACCAAGCATCCGCCTTTGCCATGCAGCAGGGCCACCTATCGCGTAGTGCGCTCCTAGACGAGCTAGAATGCCGTGTGCTGCTAGGGGATTGGCCGATGGGTGGTGAGACACCCCTAACCTTCTATGCAGGCGCTCAGACGGTCCTAGACGCCCTGGCGACCGACTTCTTTAATGAACCGATTATCCCGCCGGTGCTATTGAATGCGATCGGGCCTAGGCGGGCGGGGGAGGTGTTAGCGGGCTATATGGGTAGCCCCCATGCCCAGGAGATTGTTAGGCGTTGGCGGGATGGCACCTGGCGCACTATCGACCAACGGCTAGACGAAAAGTTGCAGCTGTGCCAGGAGTCCATGTTCAGTTGGGCGGCGGCGGGGCAAAAGCCTGTCCTATCCCCTGAGGGGGAGCCAGACGCTATCTTGACTCTGGCTAGTGCAGCAACGGCAACGGTCGCAGTTTATCACCTAGCTAACCTGGGGCAGGCGTTGAAGGATTTTCAGAAGAGTGGTAGGGATGCGATCGCGGGGGTGTTAGACAGCCTCCCGTCGCCATCTAGCCTCTAGCAATTCCCGATAGACGATCGCATCAATCAGCACCCGTGGCTCATTCTGTAGGTTCCACTCCGCATCGTCTAGCCCGGGGCAGCGGTAGCGGTAGATCGTCTCGCAGGTGATATTCTTCTCCCGCAGGTATAGGTCCTCCGGGTTGGCGGGGTGGGTAAGGTGAATTAGGCGTTTAACGCTCATCGCTTCACCGGTGGGTTCGCTCAAGGGTAGGGCACCCTCTAGGGGCACCTGAAGCACGTTGGCGCCATAAACAACGGTTTGATGGGCGATGATGTCCCCCTGCACCGTGGCACGAATAATCCGCAGCCGTACCGATCGCCGTAGTGACTGCAATTCATCAATCAACTCCCGACGCCGATCGCGATCGTCACCCGCCTCCTCCATCAATTTGATAAACCGCGCCTGGTAGCCTAGTAGCTTATGGTTGGCCCAGGGCGGCACCGGCAGGCATCGGTCTAAGCGAATGCAACGCTTAGGCGCCTCTGGCGGTGGCTCCGGTTGTTGCCGTTGACGGCGGTATGTCTGTACCAGACGATCTATAGACTCGTCTAAAATGTGGACGGTGGCATCAAGTTCGACGCTAGCGCCCTGGCCCGCCTTGATGCCTAGCCTATCTAAGGTATTGAAGGCAGACTGTAAATTATCATGGGGGATCGTGATGGCCATAGTAGACTTTTCCCAGGTGGCGGCAGCAGCCTTTAGCGATATGCTGATCCTACGCGATCGCGTCCTGCACGAACGCGAAACCTTCCGCAATGAGTCTGCCAACTGGCAAGAGCTAACCAAGCTCGATGAACCCGCCCTCCAGGACCGGCTGATGCGCTGTGAAATCCTAAACCGCACCGAGGCGTTGATCCGCACCACAGACCTACGCTGTCACCCCCTGGAGGTACTAAAAGAGTCATGACATTTCTAAGATTCATGGGACGACTTTATACCTTGCAACGGCGCGATCGCTCCCTAGTCCTGTCCAAGGTTGCTAACGGCACAGTGGCGACCCGTGGCAGCACTGTTTTCCGGCTCAACAAAGATCATCAGTGGGAAGCGCTAAGCAAGGCAGGACGGCGGCGGCAACCCTCCCCAGGGCAGCTAGGCTTATTTGGTGGGCATAATGAGGGCGACACCAAAGTGGAAAATGGCGTCACCTATCGGCTGAATAGTCATAGTCGGTGGGAACGAATGGCTGGAAACGAGAAACAGGCGCAGACGAAAAGTATCGGCCAAGGCGTTAAAGTGGGAGACCAGTTTAACGCCCCGGAAATGTTTGACTTCTACCCGCAGACGTATGAAGTCAAAAGGGTGGAGGACGGGCTGGTTCATGTCGGCTACGCCAACAGCGGGATGTCCCACACCTCAATGCCTGAAGCATCATGGGAGCATTTCAAAAATGATCTATCTGGCAAAGTTGAAGGACCTCCATCTAGCAACCCATTAATAAATGCTGTCATATCAGGAGAAGCAAAGCCGCTTGGCAAAGGCAACAGCGGACTTGTATTCCGCCATGAAGGGAAAATAATCAAAGTCGGCACCACCGTACCATTTCAGCCGCTTAATCCAGGGCATAGATCCCCTGAAGAGGCGATCGCAAACCTAAAGAAAGAGCATGATGTTTGTCAGCTACTAAGATCCAAGGGCGTCCCAGGAATCCCTAAGACAGAATTTATCGTCCACGGGGATAAAGGGTTTTTAATTAGAGACGAAATGGACATGCCTAATTCATTGACGCCGGAGCAATTAGACAAGGTAGATAAAATCGTTCGGCGCATTCATGGCGCTGGCTATGCCATCCAAGATGAAATCCAGGTAGGGCTTATCAACGGCGAACCTTATATGCTTGATGTGGGCGACGCCCAACCCTTAAAAGGAAAAACTAAGCAAGAAAAGCGTCAAAGAATACAAGACGATGAATGGCGACTCTCTGCACTCTTTAACAGAAACAAGATAGAGCATCTTATCTCTCAAGCAAAAGAAATAGTAAGCAATAGACGGCTGTACCGGGAGTTAGCAGGTGAATCTCTCCCCCCTCAAGTTAGGCCGAACGCTATTGAGGTCGCTGACCTGTTGGACGAAAAACTTAAGCAGCCAGCTCCAGATATTTCGGCAACCGCAAGGAAGGCTTTTTCTAAAGCAAGACGAGCGCAATCGAAAAAAGCGCTATCCCCTGGAGGTGCTGAACTGTGATTAATTGGCGTTCCTACCTAGAAGGCGTCCGGGATGCGCTGTGTGCCTTCGATAAGCCTACCGCGTTCGATGTTCTGGAGTTAGCGATGCGCTTTAACGAGACCGGCGATCGCGCTGACATTTACCAAGCCTGGCGCTCCATGTTTCCCCATTGGCGACCAACACGGGATATGGAGCGTCAAAGCTTCCAGCGTTGGGGCGTCGAATAATGTGGTCCCCCCTTGCCCCCGATGACTTCAGCCAGTTTGAACCGACCGATATTATCGCGTTCCTGGATTGGTTTGAGCGACAGTACGAGGACGCGATCGCGCTTGGCATTGTCGATGGCTATGTGGAGGGGGTAACCGAACCCTATTTGGTGAATATCTCCACCGGCCAACCGATACCGGAGTGGGTAGCGACCGTCCTCAAGGTACGAGAGGTGGCCCAGTGGGCGTACCAACAACAGGAACCGATTGCCGCCCGCCTGCGCCGCAACTTGGCCGCCATCATCCCGGATGACCAGGTGGCAGGCTACGCCGCCCGGTTCAGGGTGACACCGCAGGACATTGCTAACGTCCCCCCGGCGGTGAGGGAAAGCTTTAACCAGGGCGCTCGCTTTTCATTGGACTGGGTGAAACGCCTATCCGATGACGCCCGGGGCATGATGCGCGATGTGCTGGCGGTGGAGTCGCTAAAGAACCGTAACCCCGCCGGGGCCGTACCCATCCTTGAAAACCTATTGCGCCGCGATCTAATCGCCCAGGAGCTAGGCGCTGACCCTAGCGCTGTCACCCCGGCCATGGTGCAGGAGTGGTTGATTAATACCGAGTCACGGTTGTTAAATGCGATCGCGTCCCGGGCGCAGACCATCTCCCGCACCGAATCTATGCGGATGATGAACCTAGGCATCCTGGCCACGCTAGAGGCAAGCGGACAACGGTTGGCCTACGTCATGCCCCACGCGGGCTCCTGCGAGCATTGCCGCCGGTTGATTGACGGTCGCGTTTTTACAATAGAGGTGCTAAAGCGCAACCTATTTGCTAATTTTGGCGTTCGCCCTGATGCTTGGGTAGCCAGCCTACCTCAGCACCCTAACTGTCGCCATTCGGCTGGCAAGATACCGGTTAAATTCAGGCGCAAGCTTGTCAACCTGGACATCCCACCAGAGGGGCTGGTGCTGCAATACTACGGCTTGCCTGGCGGTAAAACATCCATGGATGCCTTGGAACTGCCAGAGGTGGAATGGCTAGAGCCCTAGCTAAGTCCCAGGATCGTCAGCCTGTCTTGATCGTAATCCTCTAATACTAGAACGCACTCCGCTCCATTGCAGATGAAGTTGAGCGTGATCTGGGTATCTACATGACTCTTTAGCCATCGGGCTGCCACCGCCCCGCAGGCGCCATCCACGCCCTTAAAACGCAAGCGATCGCCATCGCTGACAATGTACAGCGCATTTTCTCCGGGAACATACCGAAAACTTTTGAGCGTCATGTGCATGGCTAGCCCCTTCTCCGTGAAATCACTAGATTATTGCATATTTGCTTGACCATTGCTTATTTGCAATATACTATTTGAAATGTGAGCCACGGGGTTCACGACACTCAAAAGACCACTCAAAAGACCACGGAGAAGACTATGAAAAGCTTTATTGTTGCCACCCTGATCGCTACCCTGCTCCCCACCGCTGCCATGGCCACCACCGGGATGCCCGGGCGAGGCGGGGATGGGCACTGCCCCATCAAGGAGTTGGCCACAGACCCCGACTGCGCCCGCGAGGGCGCCCAATGGCGGGGCACTGGCCGGGAGCAAGCCAAGTCTAAGCGGGACGAATTCCCCCAGTGCCGAGCTAGCGGTGGCGGTCAGCAGACCGTCTACACCTGCAAGGGTAACCCCCGCAATGAGTTCCCTGGCGATCGCCCCCGGCAACCCCGCCACCTTGGCTAATTGACTGACCCTTTGGGGCTGGCTTCGGCTGGCCCCCATTTCGTTTATTTAGGAGAACCAGGCAACTATGGCAGACATTGATCCAAATTTGGCGATCGCACTCGCGTTAGAGGAGATCGCGGCATCCTTGAAGGCGATTGCGCTATCGGCAATACCCAAAAGTACTCAGCCCCTAGGCTTCCAGGCGGACGCCGGGCGGCCAGAGTTTATCTTTGCCAACCTTGTCAAAGGGAATGGCGATGGCTGGTATCGGCTACTGGAAAATAACCAACAGGAAACCATGCCCCCTGCGTTCAGGGGTTTGGTGAAGGATTTGCGGTTTGTCCAGCGGGAACGGCGAGGCGAAGACGTTACCAAACTCGACTTGGTGATGGAGGGTGAAGACGGCAAGACTTATATTTTCGAGTCTGGCGCCCAGTCATTTTTTAGCCGCTCCCTACTGACCGCCTTAAGCCTATGCCCTGTAGCTGACTTACAGCAACCCATTCGATTGTTTAGCTACATTTCAGAGCTACAGACCGGCGACAAAACTCTAAACGTCAGCATCACCTCGCAATCCGGCAAGCTCCAAGCCAGCTGGAAGGCGGACGATGACTGGCGGGCGATCGCTACCGAGGCAAAAACCAGGGTTTACAAAGCCTTGGGCAAAGAAGCGCCAGCACCGGAACCCACCACCCAACCAGCGGCACCGCCACCAACCCGCAATAGTCCCCCGGCAGGTAATCCACCTGGCGGAGCCCGCGATCGCATTGCCCAACGTGCCAACGCTAAGCCCGTCGCCGCCGGGGTGGACCCAGGGGCGGCAACTGATTGGGATACAGAACCCCCGTTCTAGGAGTAGCCATGAACCCCATAGAGTTATCGACTGAGGCAGAGTTTGCGATCGCCCAATTTCAGCGATCGCTAGAAAGCCTGGAGTTTACCCGGGAAAACTTCAACGAACTCAAGACCATCGCCCTTGGCTTAAAGCGTCTGGAGGCGGCCCAACGGGCGTTTCTGGTAGCTCAGGTAAAAGAGTCCTGGGGGAGGCCATTATGACCAACCTCAACCGCCTAGTTGACTTAATGCGACAAGCCCGACAGCGGGCAGTATCGGAGCGATCGCTAGTCATGCCCACTAGCTACTCATCGCGCCGTGGCGTTTCCCATGCTCTTCTCTGCTTGGACTGCAAGTTCTACAACCCTACCACTCAGGCGTACCTGCGGTGTGCAGTTCACCCCGAAGGACCACCGACAAGCGACACCTGCCCCGACAAGGAGGAGCGATGAGGAGACTGTTATTGCTCGACCACACCGCCCTGGTGCAGCACCGGAATGGCCCCGGTGTCTACATCAACAACCGGGACGATATGACATTGGTTCCAGGCATTCTAGGCGCCCTAGAGCCCTACGTTGACAGGAACTACAACGTCGCCATCTGTAGCAACCAGGGCGGCGTCGAGAAAGGCCACCTAGCGTTCGGTGCTTGCCAAAACCTATTCGGTGAAATGTTCAAGCTGTCCAACTATTGGGTTCAGGCCATTTGGTTTTGCCCCCTAGCCCGGGGCAGCACCGGCAGTTATGCCATTCAAATGACGATGCCCTACGAACCCAAGACCTATACCAAATGCCAAAAGTATGCCACCACCGGCTACCGGATGCCCCAGGCGGGCATGATTTTGGCCGCCATGGACTGGTTTGGGGTAACGCCTGAGCAGACCACCATGGTGGGCTTACAGCCGGAGGCTTACTATGCCGCCGCTGATGCAGGCGTCAAAAAGTTTGTCCACAGTTCGTACTTTGTTGAAAAAGCGGGAGTATTGCAATGAAATTTACAGTAGATGCGGGTGATCTGGCAGAGGCGATCGCGCTGTGCGATCGCGCTATCCCTAAGCGCCCTAGCCGCCCTATCCTGGGGCATATGCTAATGCAGCTAGACAATGGCAGTCTTATCCTAAAAGGGTTTGACGAGGCGCTAGGGATTAGCTTTTCCTTGCCAGTGGATATGGAGCAATCCGGTGATTGTTGCATATCTCCTACTTATCTAAAACCTATCCTGGAACGCCTATCCGGGCAGGTGGCCTTAGACCTGCAATACCCTGTCCTGGTGCTAACCACCCTGGGCGCCGAGTACCGCATTAACACCCTCCTGGCTGAGGACTACCCCAACTTGCCCGAGGTGGACGGCACCCCGGTAGAGTTGTCCATATCCTCAGAAGAACTACGGGCCGCGATCGCGGCTACGGTGTTCTGCGCCAGTACTGACGAAAGCAAGCAGGTACTTACCGGCGTTCACTTCTCCGTTACCCCCGGCGAAGGGGGGGAGGCAGGGGTGATGGAGTTAGCGGCCACCGATGGCCATCGGATGATCGCCTACCCGCTACCCGGTAGCGTTGTCATCCCCGATGACTATCGCCCCGTCACCCTGCCCGGGAAGAGCCTGCGGGAACTGCTAACCGTCCTGAAGGGCGAGGGTGCCGTCAAGCTGACGTTTGATGACGTGTCTGTGCGTGCCCTATGCGGCAACACCGAGCTCTATAGCCGGGTTATCGAGGGGCAATACCCTAACTACCGGCAGCTATTCCCCAAGGTGTTCTCAAAGGTGGCGACCTGCGATCGCAAGCCATTCTTAGCCGCCCTCGATCGCACCTTGGTGGTGGCCGGTGAAAACAAGGACATCGTTAAGCTGGAGTTTGACACCACTGGGCTGGTGATGAGTGCAGAGGCAAAAGAAGCGGCCAAAGCTCAGGAACATGTCGAGGGCGTAACCTGTAGCGAACCCATCACCCTAGCGGGGAACGGTAAGTACATCAAGGAGGCGCTAACCAATGCGATCGTGGGTGAAACCTTCACTATGGAAATGAATAAGCCAGAAAGCCCAGTGGTTTTTACAGATGGGTCCCCGGCGACCTATTTAATGATGCCCATTCAGATTAGGGGTTAACCATGGACCTACAGCCCGGTTACGCGATCGCCTATCGTCCATCCACGGAAGAGCCCTGGCAGCAAGCGTCTGTCTTTGCGGTCATTGGCGACAAGGTGATGGTTAAGTTGCCCCTAGGCGGCAACACGTCCAGAATCGTCACGGTGGACATTGACAGTGGTTTGATAGGGCCACCGTTCTGATGCAGGAGTTTTACATAGGCTGGCATCAGCCCGTCAACGGCCTGTCTGGCTGCGGGGATTTTCCCCGGTGCATGGTGTCAGTCAATCGACTTCTAAGGCGTCGCTCTCCCTTCCCGGTTCAGTCCTGGATATTGGATAGCGGCGCTTTTACTCGCATTGCTGGCGGACAAGGGCACCTGCCATTAGAAGACTATGCCAAAGAGATCCGGCGATGGGCAAAAAACGGCAACCTTGTGGCAGCTGTGGCACAGGACTATATGTGTGAACCATTTATCCTTGGCAAGACCGGGCTAACAATCCAAGACCACCAACGGCTAACCATAGAGAACTACGATCGCCTGCTTGCCCTAAATACCGGCGTCTATATCATGCCAGTATTACAGGGCTACTCTCCCGCTGACTACGTTAGACACCTGCACGATTACGGCGATCGCTTGCACCATGGACAATGGGTAGGGGTGGGTTCTGTCTGCAAGCGAAACAGCAGCCCTGGGGCAATTGAAGCCGTCTTGATGGCGATTAAGGCGGCCCGCCCCGATCTGAGGTTGCACGGGTTTGGCGTTAAGAAGACCGCCCTAGAATCTTCAATTGTGTGGGACTTACTTTACTCAGCAGACAGCCAAGCCCATAGCTTTGCAGCACGGATGGAGAACCGAAACGCCAATTGCCCAAAGGTTGCGCTTAATTACGCCAAAGGCATCGGCAGCCCCTTGCAGGCATCCATATTTTCAACGTTCTGATGCCGCACCCAAAACAAAACACCCCGGCCAAATGACGACCGGGGTGTTTTGTTGCTTGGATGACGCTATTCAACCTCAGCCTTCCTAAGAGCTTGCCAAATGTCTTGAAAATCAGTCTCTTCCTCAAGGTTAATAGGCTCGCACTCTTCTAACGCGGCTAAAGCTTGGGCGGCATAATACTCGCCAGAGGCGTAATCGTCAAAGATTTTGATAACAGTAGGGCTTACGTTTTCGGCCATTAACCCAGAATAGGGATTAACGTTTGTGTCAGCATTTAACCGAGAAAAAGCTTGATTGATTTGAGTGGCATAGTCAGCAGCAGTAGCAGTAGTCATAATTGGTAACTCCAAGTGGTTCAACAATTTCAATTGTAAAAGACCTTTATCGTATTGTCAACACTTTTCGATAAATTAGTTAAACCGCCGCGATCGCGTGTCAACCCAACCATTTCTCGAACCTACGCTAAGATAGGCATAGCGTAGGCATAATTTATTTTTTCCTAGTCCGTATCTCCTCCATGGTTCTTCCTCTGGAGGCTATCCTGTCCAAGTCAGCCGATATGGTTGTGGGCGGGGTAGCCTCCAATTTTTTTAGAGATCTTGACGGCGATGCCATTTGCCCGGACGCGATTCAACGCGCTATCCCTGGCTTCATGGCAACCCGTGGCCCGGACGGGCTAAAGGGTGGCCCCATTCGCCTGCACCATGGTTTTTGGGAGCGATTTCTAAAGCAGTCCATCTCTGCCCTTAATATTCCCTACGACCAGCAAGTGGGGCTACTAGCCGCGATCGCGCTCCCCCTGGGCCGGGTGACTGAGATGAGTGTCGATAGCGATGGCACTACGCGTTGGCGGGGTGTCCTATCTGGCGCTAACCCCATCGCCCGGGTGGTGTGGAATATGCTCAAAGAGGGCATGGTTCACCTTGGCGTTAGCGTTGGTGGCAAGATCAACGGTGTACGCCCCGGCAGAGATGCGATCGGGCGGACCTGTAACCTTATTACTGACGTACGGCTCGATGAGCTCAGCATCACTGATAACCCGGCTAATCGACTAATTGAGTCCGAGACCCCCGACAATGGCGCCTATATCACCGCGCTTGCTAAATCTGTGGGTAATACCATGCTCGCTCAGAAGCAACAGCATTACATCTACCTGAATGGCATCGCCTATACCGCTCACCCTAGCGAGGAACATGGCATTGTCCTACGCAAGGCAGGACGGCGGCGGCAGCCCTCCCCGGGCCAGCTAGGCTTGTTTGGTGGCCACAATGAAGGTGATACCAAAGTAGAAGACGGTGTTACCTATCGGCTCAATGCCAATAGCCGATGGGAGCGGATGGATAAACCCAAGGCCAGCGGTAAGCCGTCTGGCGGGAAGAAGAAGGCGGAAAAGCCTGCGATCGTCCCGGTGGTGGAGGACGAGCCCGCCGCCCAGGACCCCGAACCCACCGTTAGCGACATGCTGGAGCAGCAGCAAGCGGAGATAGCTGAGTCGAAACCAGTTATCTCGGGCAGGCAATTTGTCGAAGAGTTTATTTCCGCCTGGAATGACACCCATGGTTCAGAGTGGAACCGCGATGCTGCGGGATACACAAAAGCCAAAATATGGGACAAAAAAGACGGGGAGATCCGGGTTTACTTTGGCTCCGTTAAGCAGCCCCTGGTTTTCAGGAAGCAAGATAATGGCGAATACGTTGCCGCTGTAACCCCTGGCAAATATGGACTTGATGAGCAAATTGCCCCTATCCTCGACGATCTAAATTCACGGTTTTCTACCAAGCCTGAAAACACCAAGACCGACCAAGGCTCTGCCGGAACCCAACAACGAGTATTGATGCAAGAAGACGAAGACGGTGTTGTTGCACCTGCAGGACAACACGAACGTGGCGTCCATATCGTGCGGGAATGGTACGAGTCAGAACCATCTCCCAAGCCCACCGTTGGCGACATGCTGGAGCAGCAGCAAGCCGCGATCGCGGATGAGCCCATGCCTGAGGGTGAGGCGATGGAGGGGGCGGAGGATGACTGGGAAAGTAAGCTGCAAGAGCTTCAGTCTATTGGCAATCAAGCCAAATTAGATGGACCCGAGGGTGTGAAGGATGACGCGACAGAGGCGCCTGGGGTTTCTTACAATCCTGACTTAGTGCAGCAACGAATCAACCAAGGTTATTTTGAAGGCCGGGCTTTCTACTCAAAAGCCGTACAAGCCATGAAGGCAGCATTGTCAGCAGGTAGATCTGTCAAACTGCATTTTGATGACCAAAGTAGCTATGGCGCCAATCTGGTAGCTGAAATCGACGGAGTTCGGCACCCTATCACTCGCTCGAAACTAAAGCCAAAAGATATTGCGTTTCTCCTGACGGTCAACAGTCATTCGGCAATGGACGTTTCGGAAGGCGCCTTGGAACAATTAGGACTAGGCAGCAAAACTGCCCCAACCGGACGCAAACGATCTTCCGCCTTTACCAAATCTCTCACCCCCTCATTCCCCATGACTATCGACAACTTCCTCCGCAAAGCCCTGGGTAATCCTGGGCGTGAGTTTGGTTCTGGCTCATGGCGGGATACGGGCATCCCGGCGATGGGCCGTAAAGTTGACGCCAAAAGCCCGCAGCCCAAGGGCGGCAAAAAGGTACAAATGGATGAGTCCGCTAGTGCCCATGCCGGTAAGGGTATCGGTGGCAAACAACCCAAAGCCCATCGCCCCTACTCCTCCGGCGGTATGCCCCCCACTGATGTATTCGGTATCACCATCACCCAACTAACCCGCAACCTAGCCAAGGCTTGTTATATGGACAAGGACGCCTGGGGTAGCCCGGAGACGGTTTCCTTCTTGACCGACAGCGCCAGGGCGATCGCGGGCATGACCGACACCCCGACCGACCCAATGGTGAACTTTGTCCGGTTCTTGCAATACTGCACCCGTTTCGCCCAAGAATTGCCGTTTATGAACGACTACCAGGCGGCGGGGACGGTGAAGGCGATGAATGCCGACCTAACCAAAGCGCTGGACGAATTCGTAGAGAAGATGCCTGAGGAGCTAAAGGGAAAACCTTTGCGCCCTGCCGGTTCACCCGGCGTTGTGGGCATCGACGTTCAGTTTCCCCAACAGTACGTTATTTACTCCTAGCTAGGTAACTAGAAAATGGACCCACAAACCCTACAAGCCTTGATGGGAGTATTCCAACAAGGCTTACAAATCCTGCAATCTGCCCAGGCGGGTGCCGGTGCGCCCCCTACCGCTGGTGCCCCCGCCGCCAATGGTGCCCCCGCCGCCAATGGTGCGCCACCCATGTCCCCTGGTACGCCTCCTGCCATGGACCCCGACGACGAGGACATGATGGAAGAGGATGACGAGGACATGGATGCCCCTGAAGCCATGGACGCTGATGACGATGAGGACATGGACGACAGCGGCATGGGTGGCTCCTCCCTGCACGATCGCGTCAGTCAGCTAGAAAACCACACTGGCCTGAAGAAAAGCGCCCGGCGTGGTTCTTTGCTTGATGCCGTCGCTGCCCTCGAAGAAACTATCCTTGGCACCGAATACGAAGGCCCCCTAGTAGATCGCGTCAACCAATTAGAAAAAGCGGCAGGTATCAGCCAACGCGCCCAGGACCAAGCACCGGACGAAATCCCGCTAGAAAACTTGATCAAGAGCGCGATCGAATCCGGCATCCAACAAGCGATCGCCGCCCGTGACCCGGAGGACAACGAAGACCCGGACGCTATCCCCGACCTACGCCAGATGCGCAAGGCAGCCAAGGGCCAGCGTTATGGCAGTCGTAAGGGCGTCGCTGGCGCGATCGTCAGTGATGAGGACCTGGTAAAGAGTGCTGCTAGCCTTGGCTGGGACGGCGATGACCTGGACCGCCCCGTGTCCTTCGGTGATGCGCTGTTGCTGCAATACCATTCACAACAAGCGGGTGAGCCACTGCCATTTTCAGCCGATGAGGCTGACGACGATTAATTTCTAGCTACGACATAAGGACCCCAAACCATGACGAACGCAGCCCTGACCCGTCGGGCGCTACTAAAATCGCTAGGCATTAGCGATGGTGGTGGTGCCGAGGTTACCCTCCAAACCACGATCGCTTCTGAAGTGATCCCCTTGATCCGGCAACAATGCTTCATGCGGCAGATCGCTGATCGCAGCAAGAGCCTGATCAATATGACCAAGCCCAAGATCCGCATCCCCAAGCTGGTACGCGCCCAAGGTGCCTACAGCGTCAAAGCGGGCCAACCGGCGCCTGAGTTCAAGGCACGGCTCGACAGCATCGACTTGGTGCCCGAAAAGCTGATGACCTGGCTACCCGTGGACCAGGAAGTATTCGAGGACAGCACCATTCGAGACATCGAAGGGATGCTGAAAGAGGAAATGGCTCGGGAATTTGCCCAAGCGGAAGAGCTTGCCTTCCTGCTAGGGGATACCACCGTGGACCATGGCCCCGGCGACCCTAAGAATGTTTTTAATGGGTTATTCGCCCAGGCCGCCGCGACGCCCTACACCTACGACGCCTCCCTTGACACCAGCGCTAACGCTGTTGAGGCCGGTACTGTCACCAGCAACCTGGTACGCGCCATGCGCTACCTGGGCATCTACGGACGCAATAAGCGCGACGTAGTGGTGATGGTGGGCCTAGCCTGGGAGGAAGCCCTCCTGCGTAACCGTAGCTTCCAAACCATGAGCAGCTACGCCTATGGCTCTGGTGCTGGTATCTTCACCGGTGAGATCGGACGCCTAGCCGGTGCCCCGGTCATTGCTACCACCTTCCTGGATGCGCAACCCGGTGAAACCTACGGAAAAGCCCTGGTAATGAACCAATCAGCCTTTGCCATTGGCGACTGGCAGCGATTTAACATCAGGGTATATCAGGAAATCTTAAGTGCCACGGACCAAACGGCAATACGTGCGAGGGAGCGGCTCGCATTTTCTGTAAGGTATCCTGAAGCTATCGTTGAGATTCTCAACGTTCCCGCTCAGCCGTAGTCATAAAAGGACGCGAAACTGGCTTTAGCAAGCAATTCACGCTGTTTAACTGTAAGCGTTTTTATTTCGTCTTTCGTTAAACGATTCCCTCGGCTAATGTTAGCTTTCGCGTCCAACCATCTTAGGTTCTCAATCGACCAGCACAACTTAACTTGCTCCTCATCCCTAAAGTCAAAAAAGCTGCAAGGGATGATATGGTCCAGGTGATGCCCATCCGGTCGCGGCCCCAGTGTATTGAATATCTCATCAGCCTTATCCCTTGCCCATGGACGTGTCTTCCAGCCCTTGCGCCGATGACCTATCTTGACAAGCTCCTGATAGATCCGGGTGCTAATCCGTTGAGCCAAAAGAACCGACTCAGCCTCCTCAGGAGTAGGGGTTCGATCTTCTCTATGGCAATCGCCGCAGCGCTCCTGAACCTTGGACCTAAGGTTTCGAAGAGTTACCTTGGTGTAATGACCGCGATCGCAGACAACTTCTACCGGGGTACTGCTATTCGCATACGAGCCCGCCAAGCGAAACCCTTTAGATTGCAAAAGCTCGCTAACCTCGTTAAGAGACAAAGCCCGGTCCTGTCCATGCCTAGCAGGCTTGCAGTCATTACAACCGTTGTACCCAGGCTTTCTAGGCTTATTCCAGGTTTCATACTTAACCTGCCGTTCATGACCCACAGGACAACGGACCGTCATAGACTCCCTGGATATTCTGAACGGGGTAATGACCGTCCATCCCTCCCGCTCAAAGTGGGCGTGAACGTCCTCTTGCTGGCACTCCCGGCATTTGATGTCAGCCTTCTTCCAGTTTTTGTAAGCCCGAACGTGAACATGGCCGCGATCGCACCTAAGCGTCAGCGGTTCATTAACATTCTGGTACTTGCTGAGCAGGGTAAAACCATGCTTAGCCAATTCTGCCAAAGCCGCATCACCGCCACGGTGAAAACTAGCCTTAGCCTCTTTCGAGCAGATCGGACAACCTACCAGACCCGAACGGTTCATGCAGTTGACCACATATCGCCAGCTTGTTTCAAACTGGTGCCCGTCTGCACAAACGATAGTCAGTGGTCCGGCCTCACCCGTCCACTCGCTCGCCATGGTGGCGCCTACGGTGGCAAGCCGTTCCTGAGCCTTTTTACCCCAGGCTTCCTGTCGCTTTGTTAGCATATTGATGTCACTCTACTCAGTGGCCACGCCTCGAGGTGTTCCAGCACCGTCGGGGCATTACCATTTTAGCCTTTTTCTCTTGCCCTAAACGCCTACAACCCTTTATTTACAAAGGTTTCATGAAACAGTTAACCCTGCATAGCGATCGCTTCCCTGGGCTAGGCGCACCGGTCCCACAGGTGCCGGGCGGTAAGCCTGGGGAGGGGGGTTCATTCACTTTTGCGGTGGATGTGCCCTACGAGGTAAGCGATGACACCGCCGCCGCGATCGCCGCGTTGCTTGAGTCCTTTGAGCCGCGCATCCAGCGTCATTTCCGCCTATCGCTGGTGGACCTGAGTACGGATGCGGTAGCGATCGCCGCCCCGGTTGAGCCGGAGGCAGCACCGGAACCGGTGGCAGAACCCTTTGTCCTTTCTGCCGATGACCTGGAGTTAATTCAGGTGGAAGTGGAGAAGTTGAAGGGGCTGACGATCGCCCAATCGACGCCGGTGGTAGAAAATACGGCTCTCAATGAAACCTTGCCGGTTGAGCTGCGCCGCGCCTACCTACAGGCGGTAATCGACGCGGACACAACCAAGGGCGTTGAGAAAAAGGCACAGGAACTCCTTAGCTTGCTTAGCTAATGCCTGTCACTTATGGCACCTCGTTCGAGTATCCCTGGCTGGATAATTGGCCCATTGACATACAGTTGTGGGCCAACTCCAGCCGGGGACCGGGCGATGAACTCGACCTAACACCGGCTACCATCACGGTCCTGGGGGTAAGTGTCCCCAGGGCATTGACGGTACGCTGGCGGGATGGCAACAATGCGATCGCGGTCAGTAGTACGACGGTGATTAGCATCCGCCATGCCAATCGGGGTGTGGTGCGGGTGGTGCCAGACCAAACTATCTGGGACAAGATCAAACTTGACCAGGGCTATACGCTGGAGGTAATCGCCTATGGCACCCTTCAGCATAGTGAACCCTTTACCACCGCTACGCCGCCCAAGGCAACTAGCTACTGTGTCAACGGTGCTCTAGTCTATGCCGCCCCTAGGGAGGTGCTAGAGGTGCTAGGAAGCGTCCCTGGCGCATCGGTTCAGATTGCCGTCCCCCTGGTGGGGCTGGACTGGGAACTAAATGCCCTAGGTTACTGGGAGGCGGAACTAGCCGACGACCAGGTGTTGTATGGGCTATGGGTGGATGACCAACACGCTGCCCAGGTGGACTACAAAGACTTGGCTACCCGCTACGAACGGAGCTGGGCCAGGGTAGGCAGCACCCTTTACTACAACGGCCCGGAGAACCTAACGACAACCTATGTGGAAACCGCCTATAGCCGCTATGTACTGCGATGCCTGGAGGAAGCGACCGCCGAAGGAGAGCGCCGCACCGGTAGACGGTTTGCCAAATGGCGATACATCCGTCAGGCGTACAATGGCCTTAGCCGTCAGCGACAGGTCCACCTGCGCGAACGTCCTTTGGTTATTGATGAATTTTTTAGGATAGATGCCCTCAGCTATAGCCGCACCCTATTTAGGCGCTATACCGAAAAGGACTTTAACCCGCTCAATATTCGCAGCAGCGGCGCCCAATTGCTCCACGGCGACGCCGAGACCGGTGTAGTCACCATCAACCAAAATATTTGGGACTATTGGGACTGGGGCTATGCCGTTGGCGCTGATATTGGCATTGGCACCTTTGCTACCCTACCGCCCGGTATGAACAACGTAGAACTTACCTACACCGCCGGGTGGGACAAGATCCCCACCGACATTGCTGAGGCGATCGCCAACATGGCCGCCGTCCGGCAAGCAATTTTCTGGCAACAAGCGCTCACCCAGGGGATGCAGGCGCTTTCGATTGGTTGTGTGAATTTGAACTTTGGACAACTGTTCACCCAGTTTTCTCCAAGCTGGCAACTATCGGCCAACTTGATACTAGATAGCTACGCTCGACTTGACCTAGACATTTTGTAAGGAAACGACCATGCCTCTCAATCCCCAAACCTCCCCCTTTCCCCCCATCTCTCAGCCCGAGCAAGGCTGGGAGCATAGCCTACGCAAAAGCCTGGAATACCTACAACCCGGTGAAGGCATCCGCGCCGGGCTGGAACTAGGCTTGCCGCTCAGTAGCGGTGCGGTAACGACCGGGCTCACCCCTACCCTTGCCTCTGGCGTGATCGTCGAGGGCGACAAGATCATTGGCCCCTACGGCCCCAAGGTGACCGCTGCGGCTGCCAAAAACCTAAGCAACAAAAATATCTACTTCGGGCTCCAAGGGCTCACCTACGGCGATACCAACAACGCCGCGCCCCTAGTCAGCGATGTGCTAATCGGTAGCCTTTCTACCGACAATGAAGCCACCGCCTCAATCCTGCACATTGGCCAGCAGTACAACTATGGCGCCTGTCGCTTTGGCGTGCGGGGTGTCGTTAACCTAGCCAAATGCGCCAAGGGTTCAGACGTTACCTTTTTCACCTGGAGCGTCCCTGCTATCGGGCTTAAGAATGTACGGCTGACCTATGCCCATGCCCGAGTCGCGATCGCGGCTACCGCTGGCAATACTACAGGCGACGACTTTCTGTTGAAGGTGAAGCAAGGCGCCGCTAGCGCTGAAACTTTGGTGACCATTGCTGCCGCTTCCTTGGTAACCGCTGGCACCGTCGTTCGAGATGTGGCTGCTAGTGCTGACGCCCTGTCCTGGTACGATGTACCTTCTCTGACCTTCCAGTACAACCAGACCGACACCTCCACCGTGATCGCCGGTGGGGCTATCGAGGTGATGGCTATCCTGGAAATGTTCTAGCCATGCAGCCCAGCCTCGGTTTTACTGAGACACCGCAAGGCATTTTCATCCGCCAAGCGATCGCCGCGATCGCGTCCAACCCGATGGTAGGCACCACTGTCTACCATTGGAAGGCGGTGGAGGCCAAGCAGGCGACCTACAACGAGGCTGGGCAGCCTGACTATTTAGCGCCTGCAAGCGGGTTGTTTGACTCCGGCATCGACTACCGGCCCAACCCAAACAATCCGCTAAAGGGCATTTTTTGTCGGCCCAAGCAAACGCCATTCCAGGACAAGGGCGGCATCTACTACCAGGGCGAGGCAAGCCTTTACCTGGTGCAGGACCCGGGTGAGGTATTTGTGGTGGTCAACGATCGCCCAAAGCGTCAGGACCGATTTCAGATAGCAGGCGGCATCTATTACGCCACCGCGCCGGTGATGCCGTGCCAGATGGGTGATACCGTTGCCGCCTTTCAAGTATTTTTATCCCGCGAACGGTTTGGAGTAAAAGAAGATGGGTTATCGCGTTATTGATACCACCGGCGAGATTAAGCAAGGTTCCATCTACCTACCGGTAGCTAAGCTAGTGGCGATCGGGGAGCCCGTAGTGGGTGTGCAGGTAGTCGCCCTCCAGGAGGAGCTAAGCGCTATCTATGGCGATCGCTTCAAGGTAGAAGAAATCACCGCCCCCAAGCCCGCTAAGGAAGCACCGGCTAAATAATGGCTTACCGCTATGCCATCAACCTGAAGTCTGGCCAGTTTGGGCTAGGCCAGGTGAAGGAGCTGATCCCTGAGATCGCCAAGGTAGCGATCCAGGATGCCTCCGACCTAATTACCACCTACGGCAAAGAGCACCTAAGCGGGGTGCCCTTCAGCAGCCGTACTGGCGGCCATGTCATTCAAAAACGCACCGGACGCGGTGCTGCTAGCGTCCAGGCGGAGTATCCCTACGGTTCTCCTTTTCGCTCTCGCATCTATGCCTCTGCAATGACCCGCTATGCGGACAACCCGGAGGAATGGAATTACCTCGCCATCCTGGAAACAGGCCGGGGTGAGGTGCGCCCTAAGTACACCCCTAGCGCTAAGGCTGGCTATGCGTCCAAAGCACGACTTACGATCCCAGGCGGTAATCATCAGCTTGTCAATGGCGAGAACGGCTTTAGGGGCATTAGTGGCCGTTATTTCTTTGCCAAGACGTTACCGCCAATGGCTGGCAAATACTGGTTCGAGTCAGCCGTCAACCGGGCGGACCCGGAAATTCAGCAGGCGATCGCGGCGGCGGTTCAAGACGTTCTAAAGGAGCATGGCTTCTGATGTTGTGGTTTATTGCGATCGCCGCCCTTCTAGCTATTCTCCTCTTCGAGATTGCCATCAATGGATAGCAACCTAGCTGGGGGTGAAAGCGCCCTTTTCGGGGAACGGTTCCCCTACCCCTGTGATGGAAAAACCGTCCTACTAGACATTGCCCGACAATTTGCCAAGGACGTTAACGAGGCGGCCATCAAGCGCCTTAAAACAGACCATGGGGATAGTCGCGCTAGCCAATGGCTACCATTGGATGTGACTAGCGCCTATCCGACCGCCCGTCAACACTGCCCGCGCATCGCTATCCTCCGGCTCGGCTCAACCAATAAACCCACCGGGGTGGACTTGGACTGGCATGAAGAGCCCGTACAACTGCCCGGGCGTGGGTTGACGGTTCGTAAATTTTCAGGGCTACTGGTTAACGACCAACTAGAGGCGGCCATCTGTTGTACTAATGAACGCCTACGCGATGACCTGCACATCTGGTTCCAGCAATATTGCCTAGACGCGACGCTGTGGGCACTTCCACAACTGAGGACACTCGGCTTTTATCAACTGAACTGTACTAATGCCGCCGATGACCAGGTGGAGTACCAAGGCACCCAGAGTCAGCCAGGGTTTGAGTTTTACGTGTCCCGCCTAACCTTTGCTGCCACCTACGACCTATCGGTAGTGACTGATGTGGATCAGTTGCAGCACATTTTCAGTTGGGAAAATTTCACCGCCGGTGGCCAATGGTCTGGTGCAGCAGGCGAAGGGTTAGACCTACTCAACGACATCACTCCCCCGGATAGACTCTATGCCGATAACGCTTGAATTATTCGCTAATCAATACCTGTCAGACCATCAACGCGCCGCCGCCCTGGCAACGCTGGCAGGCCACACCGAGCCGCGATCGCTAGACGAATGGCGACGGCTATGGCAACGGGCATTACTCACTCCAGTTCAATAGGAAACTCCCATGGCTTCTAGTGTTGTTTTCGGTCGGCCCGTCAGCCGTATTTTGCAACCCGGTGCCTACACCCAGGTGGATGCCTCCGCCCTGGAGTTGGCCCAGGAATTTGCCCCCAATGTTGTTTGTGTGCTAGGTGCAGCCCTAGGTGGCACGCCCCTGACCACCTACGCATTCAAAAATGCTAACCAAGCCCAGCAGGTATTTGGTGCTGGTTCACCCTTGGCTGATGCCATCACCCTTACCTTTCGCGGTGGCGTCAAGGGCGGTGCGCCCCTAGTGCTAGGGGTACGGGCGGACAATTCCGCCAAAGCCTCCGGCACCCTCACCAACAATGGCACCACCCTAGTGGGTGAATTTAAGGACTTTGGCGGCTACGGCAATACCTTCAGTGTTCAGTTTCTACCCGGTTCCATCCAGGGCACCCAGGCGGTGATTGCTGGCACCCAACTCAATGGCACCGCCTATAAGCAAACCATCGACAATGTGCCCTCTGTCTCTCAATTGCTAGAGCGGCTAACCGCTGAGTCACCGGTATCGGTGCGGGCCACCGCTGGCGGCACCAAGGCAACCCAGACCCTAACGATCGCTACCTCCACCAGTGACGGCAAGGCAACACTGACCGGCGCTAGTGAGATTACCAATGCCGCATTCTTCTACCAATACCCGGCTAGCTTGCGGGTGAATACCACCGACTCGCTTGCCTTCTCCTGGGATGGGACTAACCTAACCCCAACGCCTGCCACCGTGACGGTATCAGCGGCCCTGCCCGCCACTGTCAACGGCACCTACAACGTTGTCCGCAAGGAGAACGTTTACACCCAAGCGGTTACTAACATGGTGGTCACCACCACCGCCTATGGTGCTAATATCTACCGCTTTGCCCTGCCTAGTGGCCAAACCTGGCAGCATGCCACCAACAAAGGTATTATTGGCTCTACCTTTACCATCGCCTCCGGTGACTACGCCGGCACCTATCAGATTGTTCATTACGAATGGGATGGCACCGGCTTAGACCGGGTGCGCACGGTGCAAAAGCTAGACGCTGGCACCATTGCCGCTGGCACCGCCGCTAGTGCGTCCCTAGTGTTCCGGCAAACCCTGGTGGTAGATCCGCCCTCCCAGCCTGCCACTGAAGCGATCGAGACCCAGCTACCCGCCAATGGCATCCTGCAACGGGGTGGCCAATACCTGAGCCTGTCGCTTACCCCCAGCGATCGCGCCGAAGGCCCCCTAACGGTGTTCTACTCCACCCTGCCTGGCGATACCATCCAGGCGGTAGGTATCGAACTGGCCCGACTAATTAACGAGTCCAATGACTGGAGCGCCTACGCTGTTGCCAGTGCCGCCTACAATGCAGGCACCTACACCAGCACCATCACCTTAACCGCCGTACCCCCGGGCATCAGTGCCAATGGCTGGAAAACTAATATCCTGGTTAACACCCAGACGACGGTGTTAGTGGCCGCCGGTGGTGTGTCCCTAGCCGGTGGCATTGACCCATTGCCACCCTCCGGCTCCATTATCCTTAGCAATGGCTTTGACTCTGTTCCTACCCTGCAACGATGGCTGGAAGCCCTCGATAAGGTGAAATATACGCCCCTGCGCTACCTAGTGCCCGCTGGCGTCACCGATGCCGGCGTTCAAGCCGCCTTTGCCGACCATTGTCGATTGATGTCTACCACCGCCCAACGGCGGGAACGGATCTGTATTTTGGGCCATGCCCTAGGCTGGACCCAATCACAAATCCGGGCCAGGGCGGAAACCTTTAACAGCGAACGGGTAGTATTTGTCTCCCCCGGACTGCGCATGGCGGACCTGGTGACCGGCAGCCAACGTACCTACTCCTCCGCCTATGCCACTACCGCGATCGTGGCGGGGATGCTGGCGGCTGAAGGCAATGGCGTCTCTGACCCGATTACCCATACCTTCCTAACCAATATCACCGCTGCTGAATTTGAGTACCAACCCGGTAGCACTGAACTAGATGATGCGATTATCTCCGGCATTCTAACCATCGAGCGTGACCCTACCCTGGTGCGGGAGTCCCGGGGCTTTCGGGTGACCCGGGCCATCACCACCGCCCGTTCCTCTGTCGTATTTGAGCAAATCTCAATTATCAACCAGAGCGACTACGTGGCCCAGACGGTACGCGACCTGGAGGAAACCCTATTCATCGGCAAGGCGTTAGATGGCACCACCCTGGGGCTCATCCGCGAGGCGGTGAACCTTACCCTAGACCGGCTTAGCAGTCAGGCCATCATCTACGGTTACGACCCCAGCTTTACGGCGGCAACGCTCAACCAAACCAACCGCAGCGCGATCGACGTGACCTACAAGATCTACCCGGCCCCCGCGATCGACTTTATCCTGAACTCGCAAATCCTGGCGCCGGTGCCTGATACCGCCACCGTGGCCGCGTAGGAGTCTACCAAAAGTTCACATTTAGGCTGAAACCGCCATGCGATAATGGTTCTAGTACAAGAGTCCTAGGGTGGTGACACACCCCAGGACTCGGAGCCAACCTAGTAGAAGTAGGTCAGCATGGACATTCTATCTGAATTTGGGTTTGACCCCAACGTTGTTTACCTCGGCAAGCCTTGCGTTCACGGACACACCTTAGGAGATACCGGGCTAACAGTTCGGCATAAAAACACCAGAAAGCAGTGTGTTACCTGCGCTCAGGCGTCCCAAAAGAAAGTCAAAGCATCCGCCAATGCTGAATCCGCCAGCTTTTTCCATGACCCTGAATCTGACGCAATCCTAGAGCAGCATGGATTCAATACCTCTAAATTTATCCTTGGTTCTATCTGCAAGAAAGGGCACGAGTTTGAGAGCACCGGTAAAGGGTTACGCTATCGCTGCGGATCTGGTCGCTATGCAGGCAAACCTAAGGACTGTGCTCAGTGCATCGAAATCCAGCGGACACAGTGGAAGAAAGATAACCACGATCGCTACATCGAGAACAACAAAAGGTACTACCACGAAAACCGCGATCGCCTCCTAGAAAGAAGCAAGGCTTACTATCAAGCGCATCGCCAAGAACAAATTGCCTACACCGCTAAGTGGGAGAAAGAATATAAAGCCCGTGATCCTGAGGGATACGCGGCGATGCGGAAAAAGTGCGACGAAAACCGGAGGCAAAAGCACCGAGAGAAAATAAACGAGGCGAAAAGGAAGAAATACCGTGAGTCAACCTGGAAGTATTACCAAGACAGATACCTAGCCAACAAAGAGGAGCACAACAAAAGGTCAAGGGACTGGAAACGCGCCAACCCTGAGAAGCATGTAGCGAAGGAACGGCGTAGACGAGCCAGAAAAAGTCAAAATCATTGCGTCCACATTCCAGGCGATATGCTTGCGGCACACCTCAAAGCGTTTGACGGAAAATGCGCTTATTGTGTCTCTCAAGAATTTAGTCACTGGGATCATTTCATCCCAATTTGTAAAGGCGGACCAGAAGCGCTTAACAATCTTTTGCCCGCCTGCAAACGATGCAACACTAGCAAAAATGCTCAAGATCCTAAAGAATGGTACGGAAAACAAGCTTTCTACTCTTCTAAGCAATGGAAAAAGATCCTTAGAATTCTGGGAAAGGCTTCTGGTCCACACACTCAACTCCCATTACTTTAATGGCCACCTAAGTTTATTTTCTCTGGAGACAACAAATGTTTAGGCAGACATATTCACGGGTGGAAAACTCCGTCTTTGCCAGGGCTGAGTTTTCGCTTGATATTGCTTTGGTTATCAATGGGTTACGCCTAGGGCGGATTCAATCGATCTCGATTTCCGCCCAAACCCAAGCCCGGCCCGCTATCGAGATTGGCAGCGATCGCGCCGTCGAATTTGTCCCTGGCATCAAACAGTACCAAGGACGGATTAGCTCGATGATGCTCAAGTATGGCGACCTGATGAAGCGCCTGGCGTCAGTCAGTGGTGGCATCATCGATCGCACCAGCCGAGCGGCGACCATCACCAACATGCCCGAGTTCGACATTGTGATTGCCCGTCGGGGCAGTGCCGGGGTAGGCGTCCCTCAGCTCTATGCCCCCACCCAAGGCCCCCAGGACCTATCCGGTGGTGGCGGCATCATTGGCACGATCTTTGGTTGTGTGATCAACTCCTGGGAGTGTAATTTCACCGCCCAGGACACCTTGATCATGGAAAACGTGTCCTTCTCAGCGATTGACCAAACCCTAAGCGATGGCGGCGGGTTGATCGCGCTTCCCTAGTTCTTTAATGCGAGTGCAAAATGACGACCGTAACAATGACCGTGACGGGGTTTGAGCGGCTAGGCACCTTAGTCGTTCGACCCCGCACCTTTAACGACTCCATGTTTTTAATTCCTGCTTACCAGGACCGGTTCATTAACCGTGCCCTGGCGGAGGCAGGCATTGAGGGGGTAGACGCTGGCGACCAGCTACGGTATAACGCCCTGGTGGTAGCGATCGCCCAGGCGGTGATTGTAGAACCAGTCGGGTTTGTGGACCAGTTGCTAACCTCTACCAATTCAGAGGACTTTCAATTTTTTGGCAAATTTGCTGAGGAGTATTCCGCCTGGCTGGACCAGCAGGTTGAGGATGCCCAAGCAAAAAAATCTGGGACGGTAGCGACAGCGGACGGTGGGAAAAAATCTGTTTCATCCTCCGCGATCGCTACCGACTCCTCCCAACTGACCCTCGATGGTTAGCGATGAGTGAGGCTCAGGTGATCCTAGAGTATCGGCAAGTGATTGAGCTTGAGCAAGAACGCAATGCCGACGGCAATCCAGACAATAGCGAATTCCACGACGATAGCTACGAGCAAGAGCTAAGGGAACTTGGGGTAACGCCTGAGATGCTCGACCAGATGCGTGGGAAATAGCTTTAAGTTGCACCCGCAAGATGCCCCCGTTGTTACCTCCCTCGTAACGACGGGGGCTTTTCTTATTTACGGCCATGGCTGACCAAGAACATAAGTTAGAGTACGTCCTAAACCTAGACCCGAGTGGCTTCATTGAAGGGGCAGAACGCGCCATCAATAAGCAACAGGACCTAGAACGCCATTTCAGCACCGGTGCGCCCTCAGCGGCGGCAGCCTCAGCGGCAGGTGGTGGGGGTTCCTTTGAGCCATTGCCGCGCCCTACCACTGACACCGGTGGGGCATTGCCACCGCCCCCGCAGCCAACCACCGACAGGGGCACCCTAGGCGACTTCCAGCAACGAGTGCAAGCGGTACAGGCGATCGCGCCCAATGCGCCGGACGTGGCCAATATGGCCGCCTCCCGCCTGCAAACCTCGATCCTCCATGCGTCGTTGAAGGACCCGGATAGCGCTAAGGACTACCAAGACCTAATCAACTCCCTGCGGGAACTACGCAGTTCATTGCAGGAGGACGGCAAAAAAAAGGACGGCACTAACGACTTGCTTGGCTGGATGAAAAATCTAGCCATCATGCAAACCGCGACCAGCGTAGGCTCATCGGTAGCCGGTAATGCCATGCAGGGCAATATCGGCGCCGCCGCTGGTGGTGCTGTGGGGGCAGGTATCGGCGGGTTACTTGGCATGTTGGGCGGCCCTGCCGGGATGATGACCGGGCTAGGGATAGGTGCCTCCGTTGGTAGTGGCATCGGCGGCATGGTAGATCGCCTTGTTCGGGGTGCCGATCAATCCCTTGCCTACGAAACCCAGATTACAGACATTAACCAGCGCTTTGGCGTAGGCGGCGTTGGCAGGCTGCGTAATTTTGAACTAGGCACCCAGAACGGGTTTAGAGTAGAAGAAACCGCCGGGCTGATTGACCAGCTACGGGAAAACCGAGCTTTAAGCAACCCGGCCATGGCCGGACCCCTGGTTAATACCATCCAGGAGCTTACCCGGGCGCTAGGGCTCAACGTAGAAGCCACCGCCAATATGGCTGGCGTCTACTCTCGCACCGGCGGCGAGAAGGGTGCTGAAGGCGTTCGTGGCTACCTATCCGATGTGGTAGGTGGTGCCATCCGCGCCGGGTTCGAGTCCAACATTCAGCAGTACGCTGACATGATGGGTAGCGCCCGGATGCAAGCGGTGCAGCAGACCGGCCAGGGGATGAGCGATCGCGCCTTTGGCTTGCTCCAGGACGTAATGGCAGGGCTAACCGGCGGCAATTCCCGCACATCTGCCCTGTTTAGGGATAACGTGCAGATGGCTGGGGCGGGCTTACAGAGCTTCCTGTCCTACGGTGGCACCGCTGACCCCTATGGCACCTCAGCAGCCTACCTGAGGCTAGCAGGCGTCGATGAGGCGGCCCTAGACTCGCGGTTTAATTCACCTGAGCAGATGATGGCCAATGCGCAGCGGGTGCTGCGGATGACCACCAACCGGGTGCAGGGCATCTCCGGGATGGGTGCCGATGAATTTAGGGCAGCGGCGGCTAGTGATCCGAATTTCGTCCAGAACCTAATTGCTGGCAATTCAGGGCTACAGCGGCAAACCTCAGCCACCCTGCAGGGCATCCTAGGACGACAAGCGACCGCCCAGGACCTCCGTACCTTTGAAGAGCTGGCCAATATTAGCGCCGCCAATGGCGGACGGCTGCCGACCGGCCCGGGCGGTGATGGCGGACGGGTGGAGCAATTGCTAGCCCAGCTACAGGAAAGCCCAGGCGACCAAGCGCGGAAATTAGAGGCGGAGGCGCATAACCTGACCATCAAAGCGATGTCTAACCTCAATGAGGCGTCGCTGAAGATGAAGGAAACCCAGGTGGAGCTATTGAAGCAGCTCAATGGCTTGCCCCTTGAAGAGATTGGCAAAGGACTTACGGCAGCCATAGACGGGATACTTAAATTCATTCGTGAGGCAGGACCACAGATCGCCAACCTAGTTAAAGAAGGCATATCCGCCTTCCATAAACTCAGGGATACGATGAATGACTTTAGGAATAGCGCGATCGGTAAGCTGATCTTTGGGGGTGACACCAATTCAAGGGAAATCGGAGAACAGGTTGGCAGCGCCATCTCTAGCCCAGTAGGACGATCCGCAGCACTTTCTTTTGCCGCCGGATTGCCCGGACCTATTGGCTCTATAGCAACGGCGGCCAATATCGTTCGGACCGTGGAGGAGAACCCTGAAGCCGTAAGTGTTGAAAATGCGCAGCAAGGCGCTGAGTACATTCGGCGCCATGGACCCTTTGGCGAACCCGCTAGGCGGATAATCCCTAGGGCTTTGAGAAGTGCTACAAACTACATTGGCGGACTGATTGATGGTGCTTTCAACGACACCCCCGGCAGCGTTACCGCTGGACCTGGCTATAACGTTTTTGCATTTGCCCCCGGGGATATTGTCTCCGCCCGCATGGGTGGCACCAGCGGCGGTGCATCATTGACCGACATCTTTCAGGTGCTTCGAGAGTCCAACCTGATGGACATCCAGGCGTACCAAACCGCCACCGAACAGCGCAAACTATTGCAGGACGTAACCAACGACATCCTGAAGACCGACCTATTGATTCACGTCAACTCTGAAATCAACACCCAGCGGCAACTACCCAGCATCATCCAGATGATGCAAGCCTTCTTTCCCCAACTAATTTCAGCGGTGGACTCCGTACGGGAAGCATTGGTGTCAACGCTTAATTCAGTGATGGGTGGAGCAGGCGGTGGTGGTGGTGGGGCCAGTGGCGCTTTTGCTTCCGGGTTGTTCACTGGCCCTAGTCAATTTATCGGCGGCAGCACATCTAACCATATTGACAGCAAATTCAGAACAACCCTGTCCTGGGAGGAAATTGACGGTTATTTCATGCAAATGGCGCAAGCCTACACTGAGCAAGGGCGACGGATAGAATTTAGCAATGATGCTGTTTCTGGGCAGGTTTACGATCCAAGCGCTCCACAAGCTGAACGCATTCGGTTATTGCAACGCGCCGCCGCCGCTCATAGCCATAGTCAACATGAAGGCTGGTACAGCTTTGACTACTTCATCCCTATGGGTAATGATGCCCGCAGCACTGCGCCCGGAAGCAGCTCCGCCGGTGCTGAAATTTACCTGCCTACTGTGCCAGACGGGCGGGTAAATTATGGCACTACAGGGAATTATGGGAACTATGCCAATATCTACGACGAGAACGGCAACTTAATTATTAAAACCGGACATGGGGATAACCGCCGCGATCGCCCCCAAGGCAGGACGTTCCCCAGTCAGCCAGCGGCAGCGGCAGGTGGTGGCGGTGGTACTGCCAGCGCCGCAGACTTTATCAAGCAGTTCGAGGGCTTCCACCCAACACCCTATTGGGATCATCAGCAATATAGTTGGGGCTATGGCACCCGCGCCCCCGGCGCCCATGGCTCAATCACCCGCGAGCAAGCTGAAGCGGAACTACAGCGACATCTAGCAGGCGTCAACCGAACAATTGACGAACTTGTAACGGTGCCACTAAACGAAAACCAGCGCACCGCCCTACAGTCGTTTATTTACAATGTTGGCGGCGGGGAGGACGGGTTTGCCGGTTCTACCCTGCTACGCCGCCTGAACCGGGGCGACTACGCTGGAGCAGCCAATGAATTCAGGCGATGGAATAAAGCTGACGGCGAAGTTCTCCCGGGGCTTACCCGCCGGCGGCAGATGGAAGCTGACCTATTCAGGCGCCCTGTTAACCTACGGGCCAGCGCTGGCGATCCATCCAGGGAGCTAGTAGCATCCATGGGACGCGGCAACCAAACCAACAACCGCACCACTAACATCACCGTCAACATCGCTAGCGCCACCGACCCCGCTCGCACCCGGCAGGAGGTAACCAACGCCATCCACGCCGCCCGACCCTACCTGGACGAATTTGAGCAAACCCGCCAAGGTAGCCGCGATCGCAACCCGCGCAATAGCGGCAACCTATCGCCGGTGTATGGCTAAAGCAAATTTGCAACCCTATCGCCAATCTGCGCGAACCGATAGTATCCTAGAACTAGGATGGGCATCGTCTAATCAATAGTTCTTATAGTGTGTCCCATGAAACAGCCTGTTTACGACAAATTCCCTTTTTACGCTTCGGCAACTACTCAGGTAGTGGCGGCTCGGCTTAGTGCTGAGCTATTCGAGCGGATGGAAATGGTGAGAAGGGATACCAACAAAACTAGAACCGATCTAATTGCTGAGGCGCTAGAGCGGTTCCTGCAGGAGCAGACAAATTAAAACCCCCCAGCCACGGGGCTAGGGGGTTGAGTGCGGGTGTCGGTACGAACGAAACCCTTATTAAAGGAATAAATGCTATGTCCAACATTGTAGCATGCACTTTACCAAACGGGATGCAGCAATTAGCCCTGTTCAATACCATTGACCTCAAGCCAATGGCGGACGATCGCATCCGGTTCTACCGTGGCGACGCGATCGCGGTCTTGAAGCAACGGCTAGCGGCGGGCGATCGCTGGGACTACTGCCTAACCTCCCCTCCCTACTACGGCCAGATAGACTACGGCCACGAGGGGCAACACGGGCTAGAGGATAGCCTAGACGCCTACCTGGATACTCAGCAGCAGGTTTTTAGGCTGGTGTACCAGGGGCTAGCGGAGGGCGGGGTGTGCTGGATTGTGATAGGCGATACCAGCAACAACTACAGCCCGGTACGCGCCAAGGGGCAACGGCGACAGGCGGGAGACTGGCTCTACCGCCGCAGCCTGGAGGATGACTACCGCGAGAAAGAACCCTTACTGGTGCCTATCCGCCTGGCGGAGCGGCTACGGGCTGATGGCTGGGTAATGCGGAAGATCTTGATTTGGGATAAGGGGCAAAGCAGCCAGGTGGGCAAGGGTGACGCGCCACCGGAAACCCATGAATATGTCCTGATGATGGGCAAAAGCGGCAAGAATGGGCGACCGATGTTGAATACCAAACCACTGCGATCGTCGGTGTTGGTGCATCGTCCCTGTGGCCATTCTAGCCACCCCTGCCCATTCCCTGACTCGTTAGTCCACGAACTATTGTCTAGCGCCACAGTGGCCGGGGCGACGGTGCTAGACCCTTACTTTGGCACCGGCACCACCGGACGGGTAGCGTCCCTGCTTGGCATGAAGTCTATCGGCATTGACCTAGGAGCATAAATGCTAGTCCTTGAAATTACTGAGAACACGGTCCTAAAGCCAGGGCCGGAGCAAGCGATCGCCTACGATAAGGCAGCGACAGTGAATGTCGGCAAAGGGCGATCGTTCCCGCTGTTGGCTTATCAGCTATTGCACGGCCATGTGCATTTCACCATCGACCCAAAGCGGTTTGACCTGGTGAGTTTGCACCCGAGCGGGAGAAATACTTGGTGGGCATTCGCGGGACACGCTAGCGATCCATCAGGGTTTGGCTCGGGCAATGACCCCAAAGATGAACCCCCAACCCGCCGGGATGGCCATCGGATTATTCTGCCAGGGTTTGAGAACGACTACGCCAGCACTCAGTCAATCTCGACCAAGGCACCCAGCTTTACCTGGGGTGAAGCGCTCCATGTGCGCCCTGACGGCAGCTACCGGCACCCTGAAAATGCCTCCGTGGTGTACGGCATCATTCGGGTGGCGGAGGTGATGCAGGACATTCGGGAGCGGTTTAAGCGGCCCATCAAGATCAATTCCTGGTATCGGAACCCGGCTACTAATGCCCGCGTGGGGGGCGCTCGTTTTTCTACCCACATGAAGGGCCATGCGGTGGACTTTAATATCCCTGGGCTGTCCCTGGTGGACGTTTATAACGAGCTGGACCATTGGTGGGGCGGCCAGGGCGGGCTTGCCCGGGGTAATGGGTTTATTCATATCGACTGCCGTGGCAGCCGTGCCCGGTGGGACTATCCTGGGGTTAGGTAGCTATGAAAATTTATACCCTTGCCGGGGTGCCCTACATCCCAGTGGTGACCGCTGGGGGCATTGTCCTAAGGAAAGCGGGACGACGGCACCAAGTGTCGCCAGGGCAGTTAGAGTTATTTGACACCCAACACCAGCAGGGCGAAACCCGCACCAACCAAGCGGGCCACCAGGAGGTGCTGCAAGAGGGGCGGTGGCACCTCGCTAACAGGACTGGACAGCCACAGCAGCAGCCAACAAAGAATCCTGCCACAATGCGATGGCACGTTACAGCGGCAGGAGATTTAATCCGGGAGAAAGGCTTTCAAGTTGGGCTTGGCGGTGGAGCGGGCGGTCCTCTGTCCGGCAAAGGCATTTCAGTTTGGAAAGACAAACAAAAGGCAGATCAATTTCACAAGCAAATGCAAGAACTTGAAGACATAAGGTCTTCGGGTGATCCATTAAAAGCGGCAGAAGCTGCCACCAACCAGCCAATTAGCTTAACTGACGGTATGGCAGGGCTGTGGGCTGGAAAGTTAGGACGCGCACTAGACTCCCGAGAACGTGCAATCATTCATGCTCAGTCGCTACTCAGCCCATACATACCGCCTGACTCGTTCTTTGGAGATGGGCCAAGGAGAAAATTTGAAAATCTCGCCGTCCATGTTTCCTCTGAGTCGCAAGAAAATAGCGATGGATGGGTTAATGATGACGAAGAATTGCATAGTCCTGAAAAGGTAAAGCTGGCACAACCGCAGCAGCCAACGCTCACCATAGAAGGACTCCATGCTCTACGCCAACAAGTTGCCCAGGAGTTAGCTAGTGGATAAATCCCACATCGATCGCGCCTGTCAGTGGTACATGGACAACCGCGACCTCATCCGCACCATGCTACCGCTGGAGTTGCGTCATCCCAATGGCCAAAGCCTTAGCCTATACCCGGCCAATTGGGATATTACCTACTGGGTAACCCGTTGGCAGGAGAACCGGCTAGCTACCAGCGACGCGGAGCAACTTATCTGCGGCCAGTTGCGACCCTTGTTTGAGGTGGTGCGCGATCGACGGGTGAGCCATGGCTGACAAAGCAAAACCCCAGCCATGGGGCCGGGGTGGTGGCGGAGTGATAAGCGGCTATTCGACTGGGCAGTAATGAAGGTTTCCGCCCGTGCCTTCCCTGACCTTAACCTGGGCCTCTTCATATTCGTCTGCCGTAAACCAGACTTCTTCAAGAACCTCCTGGCCATCGACCAAAAGATACTTTCGCCTACCCGTCCCATAACCTGCTAGAACTTCTTGCCGACTACGGGATCGAAAACGGGCTTCAAGCATTACGGCGGCCACATCGGCTATCGCAAGCACATACTCAAGAGCTTTTCGGTCGTCAGCCTGCGCATTAGCGTCGAAAACATTAGGATTGGCCAGCAAAGCTGCCATAAATTGAGCAACGGTGTCTCTATTGCGTGTGTGATAACCCATAATCTTGCTTCCTCAACGTGACTTAACACTCATCAATTTATCAACACTTATAGATACTGTCAAGCATATTTACAACCATAGAGCAATTTTGCAACACCAATTATGGTTAGAACCGTTGGCATTTACAATCCCGCTGGTATGGGTGTCACCTCTGGCCATGAGTCCACGGTGCGTTTTGACCTGCGGATTATGACCCGCACCGGGGAGACCGTGGTGGACTTTGGCGAGTTTAAGGACTTGCTCAGCTACAACGACACCCTGAGCGTCGAAAGCCCTGCCGGTAGCTGGAACTTGAAAATGAGGGCACGGCTCGACAATGAAACGCTACTAAAGCGCATCCACCCGGGCATGGTGGTTGAAATCTATGCCTCCCGCAATCAAAACCCGCTGACCAACGTAGAAGCATTTGTCCCCCAGGACCCGGCTACTAACCCGGTAGTATTTCAAACCGCTGATGGCAGTGGCTCTAACTTGAGTGATGCCTACGCGCCTGCCAATGGCCAACCTAAGCCACCCCCTGAGCCCGACTGGGAAGATTACCTAGACAAGGCACCCTACTTACTGATGCGGGGCATTACTAGCGCCTACGGACGGTCCTCAGCGGTGATGGGGGGCGGTGGGGCGGAGACTACCCTGACCCTATCGGGTGAGTCTTACGGTGCTATCTACCGCAATGCCCAAGTACTCACCGACACCAACGCGCCCACCTCCCTAGGGCGATCGCTGGAGGTACGGTTCCAGACCGTTGACGTCAATACCGTCGTGCCTATCTACTACGGCATCCTGCGCCACTGGGTAGAACAATTCTGGTTTGACCCAAGCGACGGGCAAGGCGAAACCGGCTGGGAGGCTAGAACCCGACCAATCCCGATCCCGCCGGACGTATTCGCCAGGATTGCCAATGAGGGAAGCGCCTGGAGTGCGCTTCAATACCTAACCGTCAATGGCATCTTTCAAATGTTTGTGGACCATACCGGCGCGATCGTGTGGGAAAAGCTACCTTACTCCGGCAAGTGTCAGACGGTGCTGGATTCGGAATACCTGAAATGGAGCGATCGCCCGCTACGCAACTGGGAAGACCTACCCTTTGTCCAGTGTCCATCGTCTAGCATCATCGCCTGGGCGGACAGGCTATCCTGCGATCGCATTGCTAACTATGTTCGTTGTACCCTCCAGGGGCAGATGGGCGCCTCCGCCGGTGATACCGCCATGGATGCAGGCCAGTGCTACAACATGGGCAGCATCAAGCAGTATGGCGGGCCGCGCAAGATGGAAATTGCCATCCCCGCCAGGCTTGCCAATAGCGGTAACAAAGATATTGACATAGAGCGAGACGGACGGGCTAGCACGTTTATGGACCTGATCGCCCTCGAAGTCATCCGCTGGTACGATCGCCCGGTGCAGCGTTGCACCCTATCGGTACGGGGTGAGCCGGGCTGGCGCATTAATACCTGTGTGGAGGTGACAGAGAACTGGCATAACCCCGAGGCGGTGCCAGGACAGTACTTAATCCTTAGCCGTAGCCATAGCATCGAGCTAGCTACTGGCAGCTGGACAACTCAACTAGAATGTATCCGCGATCGGCGCAATCGTTACCTGGGCGCCGGGCTAACCGAAGACCGGGACCAGCTAGGCGGCGAGGGGGAGGTAAACCCAGAACGCGCCTCCGGGCCAGTATCGACCGATGAGGAGCTAGAGGACTTTATCAGCCCCATCGAGCCTGACTTTTACTACTGGTATAACCGCAAGGGCAACAAGATGGAAGCGATCGGCGGGGCGGAAGAGTATAACGCGCTGATTCAGGAGTATTTGCCGGAAGAATGCAAGAGCTAAATCGCTGGTATCGGGTGCTAACCTATGACCCGATCGCTCAGACCTGTGTGCTAGCGCCTGCTAGTCAGCATCAGTCAGGCATCATCTATGACGTACCCATCCTAGCCTGGGGCGGCAATTGGCAGGACCAAAAGCGCGTCCCATTGCAGCTTACCCAACCGGTTGACCCGGGCGCCTGGGGCAGTAGCGACCAGGGGCCACGCTGGGGGGTAGCCTTCCCGGTGCAGCAGGGCGACCTAGCCAAGGTGGAGTACCTAGACGGCGCCGCCGTAGTGACGGGCTTTGCCAAAGGTATTCTTGGTAGCCAAGGACCGGCGATCGCGGCTGAGGAGCAGGGCGAATCCATCGAGGACCGCTTTGACCTATTGCTACCCTCCGGCGCATGGGCGCGATCGCTAGGCGATGGTAGCTGGGTGCTAAGTACTGGCCCGGTGGGTAACCCCGCCGCCCAAATTACCCTAGCCGCTGATGGGACGATCACCCTAAACGGCAGCGCCTTGGTGATCAATACGCCCACTATCACCGTCAATGGCCAGACCAACTTTACTGAGGCAGGGCAGGCGATCAACGGCAAGGAGATCGCGGTGGTTGGTGCTGTTGATAGCGCTGGGCACCCGCTGACGGGCTCTAATCAATAAAAAAGCCCAGCGTTTAGCCGGGCCACTGTCCTCTTTTCCAATCATGCTGCCCCCACTATAGCCGAGGTATTCCATGCTCAAATCATTCCTGATCGGACTACTCAAGACCGTCATCGATACCGATGAATTTCGCGCTGTCATTGCCGATGGCGTCAAAAGCGCGATCGCATCTAGCCGCACCGCCGCTAGCTTTGCCGACAAGGCAAACGAGATCGTTGGCGTGACCTCCGTCCGCTATGACGCGCTAGGGCTCAAGGGTAAATTGCTGAAGGGCTACCTGCTGCAATTGCTAAAAGAGCTTGCCAACGAAAGCCCTGCGATCGCGACGGGGTTACGCCATGGTGAGCCTTACCTAAAAGCAGTGCTTGACGGCATCAGCCCGGACGAGATCGCCACCGTCAGCATGTCGTTGTATAGCTTTCTGAAAATCCAGGCGATCAAGGTGGCTAAGGAGCAAGGGTTAGCTGAGTGAATAAGAGCGATCGCGCCCGTTATGCCAGGGCAAACCATATTTTCTTTCGGCACGTTGGCCAGGAAACCAAGGACGTTTACTTTCGCGTAAACCCCCAAGCGATCCGTGTGCAACAGCAAAGTAAGGGTTCAGTAGTTGATACCCTGGGCGGGTACTTCAGAGAAATTCTGTACTCTGAAGACCCGCAGCGTAATGGGTTGATGCTACCGGACCTAACGATTGAATGTGACACCGGCGCGGGCTACCGCAAGGAGTTACAAAAGCTGGAATGGATATGGCGCAACCACGGCACGCCCAAGGAGGATGGCTCCCCGGCGGATACCTACTTCATGGACATGGCGGACGAGGATACGCTTTGGTTTGATGGCGCATCGCCCAGTAGCCCATGGACCGATGGCGGCATTGGTGCAGGGCTCCCCCAGGGGACTGACCCAACGCCGCCCACCAACCCCGGGCTAACCCAGGCGCAACTACAAAAGGCGGTGGACCTAAAGCGGCAGTACAAGAGCAGCATCGCCAAGACCCTCAAGGGTAGTCGCTTTGTACCCCGGTGCTATCGCATTGAAATCCTTAGCTTTGCCTGGGATGAATCGGTGCAAGACCCTTACCGCATTCGGTTTAACTTTCGGTGCAAGATCCTCAAGGATGAATTTTGGCAGGTAGATCAACCCCTGGCTGAAGGCACCGCAGTACAACCGCTCGAAGAATGGACTGATGGCGGCATCGGGCCGACCAAAGCGCCCATTGGCGACAAGGGCAAAATGGTAGAAGAGGCGCTTAAGAAAAGTACCGACTTCCCCCTGAACCCCGCCGCCCAGGTAGCATTGATCCGAACCACCCTAGGCTTGCTGCCTGGCAACGTAGGCGCGATCGTGACGCCCTTAATCAATACGGTGATGGACTCCGTTGGACTAGGGGAAACCCAGATGCTTGCCAATGCCATGGAGCAGGGCTGGAGCGCCTATGACCCTGAGTTAGGGCAACGGCTCTATTGGCGCTCTGAATTTTCAGGTGTTCAGGCCACCCAAAATATGACTGAGCAACTAAAAAATGTTTATCCGGCCCTCCCCGCCTCCGTGCAGGCGGTACTGAGCCAGACGGGGGTGCAGGTGGGGCCATGGTCGCCGGCGGCGGTGGATGGGCTATCAGCAGCGGTGCAGACGCTTAGCATTTTGGGAGTCAAAATCTAATGCCCCTCCTTCTCCCTAGCGAATATTCCCCGGAAGCCTTGATGGCCGATATACCTTTGCAACGGGCCGCCGTAAACCAGCTAACCATGCAGGTAGTCGCCCTTGATGAAGGCATCAACCTACCCATCTCGCCCACCGTTGGCCCAACCCGCCAGGGTGTACGCCAGTACGAGGTAGGCACCTTTGAAACGCTCCCCACGATCGCGGCTAAGGTGTACGGTTCCCCCGACCGATGGACTGCGATCGCGGCGGCGAATGGGCTTAGCTATCCGTACATTGTCACCCCTGGCCAGTTGCTAACCCTACCGGAGCTACCCGTCGATGGCTGATGTGATTGAGTCGATCTTTGGCAGCGACATTGCCTTTGACGCATCGCCCGGGCTAACCGATGCGATCGCCAGTAGCACGGAGACGGACCTAGCCTACCGGGTGGGGGTACTGAGCCTGCGGGAGGAGATCGAGCGGCTATTTATGACCCCCAAAGGTAGCTTTGTCGATGATCCGACCTACGGCATCGACTGGGGGTTAATTGGCACCAACTTTGACCCACGGGTAAGCCTGGGGATGGCCCGACTAGCGGCCCTCAATGCACTCCAACACCCTAGCTTTAGAACCCGCTTTAGGGTGCGGCAACTGGAGACCGACTATAGCTTCCAGACGCCTAATGCTATCTACGTCTACGGACTACTAGAGGTATTTGGCTTTAGCGGTGCCGCATTTCAGTTCGGACCGATCGCCCTTCAACTCATGGGATAGCTATGGCTGACAATGTACGGTTTCTCACCTGGCAGGAAGTATTGGACCAGATGCTATCCTTCCTGCCACCCCAATGGCGTGCCAACTTTACCGGCAAGCTATTTAAGCGCCTCCTGGTGGCCTTCAGCCTATCGATGGAGGGATTATATGGGTTTCTCTCCCACGTGCTGCGGATGAGCATCCTAGCCACCAGTGAGGGGCAGTGGCTCAGGCAATTGGTAGCAGGCTTTGGCATGAGCGCCAATGCGGGCATTGCAGCGGTGGCGGCGGTGCGCTTTGAACGCTACGGGGCGACAACAACCGCGGTTACCATCCCTGTGGGGACGGCGGTACAAACCAGTGGTGGGCTTGTCTTTACCACCAATTCATCGGCAACGCTGGCGATCGCTCAAAGCTCGACCTTAGTAATTTGCACCTGTAGCCAGCCAGGGACGGTGGGCAATGTGGTTGGGGGCAGCATCAACGCGCTGCGATCGCCGATTGTGGGTATTGACAACGTGATAAACCTGGACCCGGCGGTGGGTGGTGCCGACCCGGAGGCGGACGCGTCGATTAAGGCCAGGGTGCCCCAGCATTTAGCAATGTTGCACCGGGCCACCATACCGGCCACCGAGGCGGCAATCCTGGGCCAGCCCGCGTTATTCCCGTCGGTGGTGAGCTTTATCACTGAACGGCGATCGGACCTACCCGGCTACGTGCGAGGGGTGCTAGCCGATGCCAGCGGCGGCGACCTATTTCGCCCAGGCACCTGGCAAACGACGGACCTACCCGGCACCTATTACGTGGTGACCAGTCAAACGCCCCAGGGGTTAATCGAGGCGGGCTGGCCCTGCAAGCGCTTTGGCGTGGTTAGCCAAACCACCGACGGCAGGGAGCAATGGAACCCGTCTGACTCAGCGGTGACCGTCTCCCAGGGTAATTACCGATGGTTCTATGACACCAGCAACAGCCGCCTCTATGCCCGGGGAAATGGCGGCAACTTGAATAGCCTGGAGATGGTGATCTACGCGGGGGTGGTATGGCAGGCGGTACAAGAGCTTGAAACCAAATGGGTAGCGGCAGGGGTTGGGGTTGATGTGATCGTCCCCACCACCAGCCGGGTTGCCTTTATCCTGTCCTATGCCCTAGAACCTGGCTATACCGCCAGCACCGTGGAGGCCGCCCTAGCCGCTGCGGTTAATAGCTACGTTGGCACCCTGCGGATGGGCCAAACCTTAGAGGTAGAGGCACTCTATGGTGTCCTAGGCGGCGTCCCCGGTGCCGGTGGCATATTGCTGATCTCCCCTGCCACCAACGTGACGGTGGAGCGCGGCTACATTATCCGGGTGGCATCGGTGCAAGTTATCAGACGAGGTTAACCCATGAAAATCTATACCCTTGCCGGGGTGCCCTATGTCCCGGTGGTGACCACTAGCGGCATTGTCTTGAGGAAGGCGGGCAAGCGATCGCCCGCCCCAGGACAACTAGGATTATTTGACGCTCAACACCAGCAGGGTGAGACCCGCACTAACCAAGCGGGCCATCAGGAGGTATTGCAAGGCGGACGGTGGCACCTAGCCGACAAGCCTGGACCGGCTCAGCAACAGCCAGCACAGCCACAGCAACAACAACAAGCGCAACAGCCAGCACAACCACAGCAGTCAGCGCCCACCATGGAAAGCCTCCATACCCTGCACCAACAGGTTACCCAAACCCATGGGATAGCGCCTAGTCAAAACGATCCATTAACAGCGATCGCGTCAGAAGCATTGCTTAACACAGCTTCCCCTGAGTCAGCCCAATTTGTCCAGTTTCTAAAACAGCTAGACAATCCAGAAACATTTTTGGAGTTAATTAACTCAGGGGAAACGTCTGACAAGCAACTAAGGCTAAAAGAGGCCAAAGCGCAAAAAATCGTCAGTTTGTTTGATCAATTCGGTGTTAACGAATCCAGTGAAGTATGGGACTTGATCGACAAGGTGCCGGGAATGCTTGAAGCCAACGTCCCCCCTGAGCAGCCGCACTTCAAGCCAATTTTTGACTTAATCAGCCAAGCTGCCGCCGGGCTGGAAGAATTGCAAAATTACGACCTCAACCCTAAATCCCTGGCGCTGGAGTACGCCCAGGAGTACAGCAAAAGCGAGCTTAAAAGCTTTCGCAGGGAGATGGAACAAGATATGGCAAGCGAAACCGACCCGAAAGAACGGCGCGAATATGAGCTAAACATCAAGCTTGCTGACAATGTTTTAGAAAATTACCCGGCAATTGATAAGGAGCTTAGGAAAATCCGGGATATAGGCGATCGCATGCCTGACGAATTTTTCGACCATGACACCGCTGATGGTGCCAAGCGAAACTTGGCAATGATTCAAACTGCCATGACTCCATCGGCTCGTAACATCGGCAAGATACTCCTTTCCTGGGCAGATGACGATGTTGACGCAGAAAAGGCTGAAGCCGCTGAGAAAGCCTATGACCATTATTGGCAGCAAGCCTCCCAAAGCTAACCACCGCGAACCCCGTTAAAATAGGCAGTAAATTGCGCTCCTTATCTCCTTCGGGTTCTGCCATTGGCGGAACCCATTTTTATGGCAACCCCTGTTAACCCTGCCTACCAACTAGACGCCTTCCAGGAATTTGAGCGGCACCTACCGCCCACCTGGTTTCGGCAATTGCACCAGCGACAGGGACCGCTTTACCCAGTGGTATGGGCACTCTGTGGCGCGATCGCGGGCGCACGGGAGTCCATCGACTCAGCGCGATCGATGGCGATACCGCAAACCTCAGAAGGCTTTTGGCTATCGCTACACCTATTAGGGCTAGGGCTAACCCGCCGTAGTGCTGAGAGCGACGCTCAAGCCCGCACCCGATACCGCCTTGAATTTAGCCAGTCTCGCAATACCCGCCAAGGACTCCAGCTATCGCTGACCACCTTCAGTGGACTATCCGCCAATGAGCTACGGCTAGAGACAGCCTTTTCAGAAGGGCGCTACGGTGAATTATCCTTAGTCGTTGATACCACCGACCCGTGGTTTGATATTGATTGGTGGTGGCTAGAGGACCTATTTACTAAGCGCGTTGCCAATGGCATCAACTACAAGGCATCTATCACCGCCCAGGGGCTAGAGACAGTCGCCCTGCCGCCCTGGGACTATTACACCCGTTTCCCTACCTCCACGGACCTATTAGCGCCCTTCTGGCAGCGACCCGCCTTCATTAATGAGCTGCGCATCATTGACAGTGACTTGTTGCTCGAAGAGGTAGTTAGCCTTTCGCTAGGTAGCTATAGCCTACCGGCCAGTGCCGATGCCCTGGACCTACCCGCCAGTGCCGATAGCTACGACCTGCCGGTGACCATCACCGCGATCGCGCTCACCCCGACCGCTATCAGCAATAGTCCCTTCTCTCGTAATGTGCTGGGCTTCATTTGCCGCACCAATTGGAATAACCATAGCCTGCGGTTAGCGGAGCTATGGCGCAACCTAGCCTATACCCAGCAGCCGGGGCAACCCTTTTTCTATGTCGGTGAGGATAACGACTGCTCTTACTTGGTGGTTGATACCATCACCCTACCGACACCTCCCTTTGTGGGCGATACCGCTGATGACCTATTTGGTTACGGGCCATGGCGATTGGCGCTAGGCAATAGCACCGCGGTAGCAACCACTATCACAAGCCCGATCGCGACTTTACCCCTAGCTGGACAATGGTGGACCGATGGCGACGTGGAGGAGCGATCGCCGGTGCCAATCATCGAGGCAGGTGTCCGCTACCTAATGCTGGAATTTCTATTGCCCAAGACCAGCACCGGGACAACAATCCGACAGTTAGAACTACTCCTGGGCTACGACCAGACCAGCTATGACGTCGTACTGGACTGGAGTTTGCCAAGTAGTGCAGATGAATGGCTAGTGTCCCTCGAAAACCAATGGTTTCTGACAGCCGGCGAGGACAATGATGCCTTGACGCCTAACCTGCCTAGCCGTAGCAGCATCCATTACCGCACTGTCAACTTGACGGTGCCACCTGATGTGAATACAGCCTTTTTATTGTTGCTGGAGTATAGCCCGTGAGCCTGAATGTTTACCGTCATGCCCGGGACTTAGCGATCCTTTGGCTGGGGCAGCAGTCTGATACCGATAGCCGGGTGCCGACCGCCGAGGAATTGGCGGCGACCGAGGATATTATCCGCAGCCATGTCAGTGCTACCCGGCGATCGCGTCCCAATGGGTTGTTGAACCGTCCCACCTTCACCGGCGGCAGCCAGACGGTAACCCTATCCTCCCTATCGCCTTGGCTCCATAGCCACCCTGGGTTAGCTACTATCTCATCGACGGCGGTGGAGCTACCACCTTTAACCAGTGGCGCTGTTGTCAACCGCTACGACTACCTTTACCTGGTGGCCATGGCGGTACAGGTGGGCACCGCCCAAGATGCTAACGTAGCGCTTACGTTTCAATGGCGCAGCGGCAACCTATTGCAATCAGTCACCCGTGAAAATACGGCACGACTGCGTTCTGTCTATGGCATTTGGGTATCCCAGGGGGAGATGAGTGCAGCCGCGATCGCAACGGCGATCGGCAACAGCATTGCTGTCTCCACCTCAGCACCGCTTATCTATGGCAACAGTCGCCTTTACCTGAGTGATACCGCCCTGGCTGATGGCGTCACCTACGCTATCAATGGCACGCCGGAGGTAATTAGCCTATTGCGAGCATGGCGGGTACAGGGCAATACCATTGACGGATGGCAATGGGGGCCAACGGAGCAACCGCTGGAGGCCGCCATTCACTTGCAGCCAACCTATCGCTATGTAGGCGACGGGTGGGACAATTGGCGCGATCGCTTGCAAGAAAGCGTCTATCGACTAATGCGCGGCGAACCCTTGCAGAACGCACCAACCCAGGCAAGAGGTGTTTATAACTTGCTCAACGGGCAAGTGGGCAGCAATACGGCAGCGCCAGGGGTGGCAACCACCTCCCCCAATGGCTCGACGATGCTGGCCAATGAGCAGCGCATTACCTTCACCAATGAGGCGATCATTCAGACCACCTACGCGATCGCGCTAACCACGACCAGTGATGGCAGCAGCCCAGCTAAGGCACAGGCGACCATTAACTTTGCTGGCAATTCACCCACCGGGGCCACCTTTGCCAGTAGCGGCCATGCCATCTTTGATGGCACCGGCGCTAATATCAGCGCCAATGGTAGCTTTACCGGCGGTGGTGGCACCGCCGCCCTAACCTGGACGGCAACGACAGCCGGAGCGCCTGCAGTTGGCACGACGCTTTACTTGGTTCCCGCCATCTCCTACCCAGCAGGTTCAGGGTTACCCGTCTGTGGAGCAATTGAAAAAGTCTACCTAAATGGCACCGCCCTGAGCCCTGCCAACGTGCGGGAGTCAGACATTACGGGCTATGCCAACCCGGCGGCGGCGGAGACTTACATTGTGGTGATGAACCGCAACAATGCAGCCGTTCAGTGGATTTACCGCAAATTTACAGTTACCTCCAGCGGCTCCGGCATCGTCACCCTACCCAGTGGCGCCCGGGGCGCGATCGCCTGGATTAGTGGCACCAATGCCCCCACGACGCGCCAGGATGCGCCGGTCATCACCGGGCTAGCCAATAGCAGCGAGTATTCTATCCTGTGCTACCATGCACCGCCCGCTAGTGAGCAATGGCAATTTCAGCTATTGTCTCCCGCCTATGCTGGCACCTTAGATCGGGCTTGGCTGAATGGCGCACGGGTGACGACGGCCCCCATGGCGATCGCTCACTCGCTTGGCGGCGGCACTACCTTTAACCCCCCTAGCCGTCCATTGCCGGATGGTGATGTAGCGGGCCATTGTGTCGCTTGGCGGTTGCCGCGCAATGGTGAAGCGTTAGCGGTGGCTGACCATACCCTTAATGCTGAAATCAACCTAGGTGGGTTATTTAGCCGTAATGCGCCCTTTGTTGTTTTCCCCGTCTCTACGCCAGAGGCAGGTTTAGCTGGGCTACGGCCCGGGCAGGTGGTAAGCGTCACCAACCTGGTTGCCACCTACCCGCGATCGGTGGCGGCAACGCTAACTGCCAGAGGCACTGCGATCGGGGTATTTAAGCCAACCCTTAGCAATAGCAAGGCGTACCAATTGGTGATCTTTTGCGGGTTAGAAAAGGACGGCGACCATCGGTTTTTGGTGCTTACCTTCAACGGTAGCGGCAACAGCCTAGCGGCAAGCACCGATAGCACTGGCTATGCCGGGATTGATGTTTTTAGGTATTACTAATGGCCACATACACTGTCGAAAATGGTTACAAAAAGCTGGTCCTAGACGACGCGTCCAAGGTGGATGTTGTCGCTCCCTTGTCGCTCGACGAAGGACAATTTGTCCGACTTATCCCGGCTCAGCTAACAGTCCTCAACAATATCAAGACCGGCGTTGATACCCTCAACGCGGCAACCGGTGCCAACGATGCTCAGCTTGTCCTTAATGCTGAAGACCTGGCGATCGCCTACACCTACAACGACCCTGGCACCGCCAACCAACGCATTGCCACCGTCGTCTATACCAGCACCAGTGCGGGGCATACGGTGACTGACACCTACGCCTATGCCGGTAGTGCCCCCAACTATTACCTGACCTCTATCACCCGAGTAACCACCTAACCATGGCTTTTAACTTTGGGGATATTCCCCTAATCCTGCAAGAACTACGGCGTTATTTCGCTAGCAAAGCCCAGGGGACACTGGCCGATAGTGCTCTCCAACCCGGCGCGATCGGCTCCACCGTCCAAGCCTATGACGCGGACCTCGCCGCCGTTGCCGCTATCACCACCACCGGGGGCATTAAGCGTACTGGCGCTAATACCTGGACTACATTCCCCCTCACCAATGCCGGGGAGGCGGTGACAGGGGCCGCTGATGCCGCCGCCCAACGGACCGCACTGGGGTTAACTATTGGCTCTAATGTTCAAGCCTGGGATGCGGACCTGGATGCGATCGCCGCCATCTCGACCACCGGACCTATCGAACGGACTGGGGCAGGTACTTGGGCGGTCAGCGATCGGGTGAGGTTGTTTGGCGGCAATGGACGGGGGACCAATACAGACTTTAGTACTACTGGTAATACAACCCTTGCCGAAGGGTTGTATTATTTCCGCAATTTCACCGTCAATACTGGCCACACCGTCACTATCAACGGGTTTGCTCGCATCTATTGCAGTGGCACCTTTACGGTACAGTCGGGGGCAACCATTACAGTTGGTATTGCCACAAGGAACACAAGCTCAGCGCCTGGATACAGCGGCGCGGACCTCAGATATTTTGGCGGGGAAGGAACATGGGGACCATCTTTTGCTTACAGCCCCCACTTATTCCCTGCTGGCGGAGCAGGCGGATCTGGGTTCAGCCGAGTTGTTAACGGCACAATCAATAATATTGCCTTAGGAGGAAATGGCGGAGGTTCAATATGGATAGAAGCCAATGACGCAATCTCCGTCAACGGAACTATTACCGCAATAGGAGGCAATGGTACCGCAATCAGTTCTGGCAGTGGAGGGTATCTTTCCGGTGGCGGTGGTGGTGGCAGTGGTGGCGCTATTATGCTAACCAGCCTTGCTAGTATCACTATCGCCTCAGCCGCTACGTTATCGGTCAGAGGCGGCGATGGCGGAAACGGGGTTTTGAACATAGGAAATTCCAGGGGCTATGGCGGTAGCGGTGGGGGTGGCGGATGGGTATGGCTAACCGCGCCTACCGTAACAACGACTGGCTCAACCATCACCCTGTCTGGCGGCAGCGCCGGCGTAACTGCTAGCAACGGAACGGTAGGCGCAACTGAAGGTAGCGGCTATGGCGGATCGTTTGGAGGCTTAGGTGGATACACTGCCAGCGACGGAGCCAGTGGTCAGTCCGGCATCTTGGTCACTCGAACCTATAAGGCGGTAGCATAATGTTTTTCTTCGTTGACCAAGACAATCAAATTGTTGGTTATTGCAATGACGAAAGCGTCGGCACTCCGACTGGCTTTTCCTTGGTCGAAGGGCCAGACGCTAGCCGCGACGACCTCTATTACGACGGCACCGCCATTCAGCTAAAGCCCGATCGCCCCAGCGATACCGCCTATTGGGACAACACCACCAACACCTGGCAGGAGCCACCCCCGCCTCCACCCGCGCCAGTGCTGCCCAACTGGGGCAACCTCGCCGATCGCTTGGTGGCTGACATCGACATCCTCGCCATCTTGGCCACTAACCCGTTATTCCCTGCCTTGGTGGGCCGCCTGCAAACCCTGCGCAATGGTGGCGCCATGGGTGACCCGGAACCTTTGATAGCGCTCTGGAACCACCAGTCCTATAGCTTCACTGAGGCACAGCTAGATACCCTCAGCGCCATGGCCGAGGATGAGCATATCCCGCTAGCGATCACAGCGGAGGGGATGTTAGCAGCTACGTCTTGAAGTAGCGCCAGGTGCCGATCGCACCCCCCGCGATCGCGGCAAGGCCAGCGGCAAGCATGATTACATCCCCAGCGCGAATTTGCGCCAACATTACTAAAAAGACCCCATAGCCTAGGCTGTGGGGTCTTTGCTTTGACCATTCAAAAGCCGCCTGGATGGCGGCCAACACCCGCATTAAAGTCATTGAGCAAGCGACCTAGGAGAACTGCCTGTCATACTAGCATTATTGCTACTGGCTAGCAGGCGACCGTAGAAATGGGTGCCGTGGAAGAAGGCTTCTGGCCCCACCACGTTCAGCCAGACTGGAAAGGCGCTAATCGCCCAAAGCGATGGCACGCCAAAAGCAAGCATCGACGTCCTCAGGTTGTACGAGTACGCCCAGAAGCCGCCATAACCCAGGGCCAGTACCACCGCTATAGTAACCACGGTCCTCAAGGACCGGCTGACCACGTTGTCCGAGCTGAGCCGCTTGATTTCGCCATAGGCCAGCGGTAGCCCCTGGGGGTGGAAGGCAATGCCACTGATCACCAAGCACAGCAAGTCAGTCGCGATCGCACTACCGTAGCGAGCGATCATCCCCTCCATGCCCGCCCGGGCGGCCACTGGGGTAAAGTCTACCGTCGCCGCCGCCTTGGCGACTGCACCAATCCCCACTGCCGAATAGTGGATATTGGTGGCCATCAACAGGGCAGCGATCGCCAGGGCGCCGTAGTTCAGGCTACGGCTAATCATTGGGTTGCGGCCTATCGCGGTCATGATTTTACGTCCTTTATCAACGAAATAATCCGGTTATACTTTTCAGTCCCTTTGGACTGACCAAACACCACAGTGACGATCTTGTTTTGACTAACCCCTGCTGTTATCGCCCGCTCCACCCAAACAGACGCATTAACCAACGCCTTGCGATCGCGATAATTAGTAACCTGAGCAGGCGGTAAATGCACTGGAAAAAAGCATTTGTTTTGCTCCAACCATTCGTTAGGCGGTAGTGTTTCCACCTCACTACAACCGGTTGCTCCACCGGTTGTACAACCAGTTGCTACAACCGGTTGTAATGCTGGTTGCACCAAGGTTTCAGGGGCATGTGAGGGGGTAGGCTCAGGGGCGGTTGCAGGTGAGTCTATGCCTACCCAGGGGTAACGCTCGATCGCTTCTATTTCTTCTTTTGAATACTTACGATCTAACTCATCCCAAAATTGCTTAGACGCCGTTGCCCGCACTGGCGGCTTCTCCACTTCAACCCTAGCAGTAGCCATGGCTGGACTTGCTAGCCAGGGTGAACCCTCCCCGCCTGTTCTCGCCACCAATTCCAGCTGCTCCCGCTCGTTGTCCCATTGCGCAAGCTTAGCGGCGCCAACACCTAGAGCAAGGAAGAAAAAGAAAGCGATCGCGTTACCCATATGCACCCTCCAACCCTTAACTACCGGCAATCACCGCCACCAACACACCGAAAAACAATCCGGCAATAATCATTACCCCGCCGCCCTCGCCTGCCGTCTGGCTGACGGTGATATTAGGGTTTGACTCAACGTAGATATGCTGTGGCTGTTGGGGCTGCTGCTGTTGGGCCATCATGGCCGCCAACAACGCATCAGAACGCTGTTGCTGTTGAGCCATTAACGCCATCATCTCAGAGACACCTGTAGGTGCCTCCTGAGGGCGTTGGGCGGCCTGGACGATAGCTAGGACATCAGCGGCGGTTAAGCCGCCTTCCTGGGCCGCAGAAGCGCCGGGAGTGCCGTGGTAATGGTTGTGGGTTTCATTGTGAACATTAACCACCATGACTGGCAGCCCTGCCTCTTTGCACAGCCGCACAAAGTCAGGGGGATCGTGAGTGATCGCATCCTGCAGGGTAGCCAAGTTATCAGGGCGACGCTGCACGGGCGGCAATGCCTCCCACGCATGGCGCGCGATCGCCGCCTTTTGTCGTGGGTCAGCAAGCGCGATCGCTCTCACATCAACGGTTTCCATTCTTCGCCTCCTTCTGCTTGGTGCGAGACATGGCGACAAGTGCCGCCACCGTGAGCCCAGCGCCAGCGGCCAAAATGCCAGGATCTAACACCGGCCCTGCCATTGGCGTATCAACCGCTGTAGCGCCCTGGGGAATACCTAGCACCTCCGCCTGGCGAGGTTCTTGCCCAGCGCAGTAGGTAACACCATCTACCTGCACGTGGCTATCGCACTCGCGTAATTTTCGTTGCTCAATGTCTATTGCGGACAGGCACTCACTGGTCGTGCCGTCCTCGTATTCAAACTGTGTACACTGGCTGGCTTCCATGGTTTTCGGTCTTTTGAGTGGTGGTTAGGAAAGGCGATCGCATAACGGAGGTGCTACGCGATCGCCTGGAGCAGTCATTCAGCCTTGCAATCCACCGATGAGGCGGAGGAAGGGCTCAAAGTTGCCTTGCTTGGCTGCCAAGACAACGCGGGCAGTGGTTCTAGGTCCAGGGCCACTGCCGCCGTGGACTTTGGGAGCGCTTCCAATTGCTCCTGAAGCAACTGCGCTGTGCGCCCCCACATCAGCTGTCCACTCATCGCGGCGGCCAGGAAGCCAGCATTTTGCTGGGCCACTCGGTCAATAGCCGCGATCGCGGCCTCCTGGATGCCTGCAGCATGGTCCCGCTGTTCTTTTAGCGCTAGCTGGAGAGGGTGAGAAACAGAAAGGCTGCTTGCCTCATTGGGTACACCCGGACCCGACTGGGTACAGTTGGGTACAGTCGCCCCCGGATTGCGGGGTTGGTTGAGCTTGTCGGTATTTAGAGCCATTAGTTTTCTCCTGACGATATTTTTCAACTTGCCTGAGGGTGTAGTCCAACGCCTCTTGGTGGGTGTAACCCCAGCTCATGCACTGCCCGTAACAAACCAGCGCTAGGGCATCCTCCTGATCCCACTGCCGCCGGCGGCCAGGCTGACCAGGTTCATAGCCCAGTTTTGCCATCCACCGGGATAGCGTGGAAGTAGGAATACTTCCACGACTCAAACTCTCTGCCAGCAAGGCTTTGAGTTCGGTGTAGGTGTAGGTGACGGTTACTTCCATGGAACTTCGTGGAACTTCCACGCTCTAGGACTCTTGTACTGTAGTTCCGCTATATCCTCCCTGTCAACCCCCTATCTAGGGGTTAAGTAGGGAGAAAGCGCTAAAATGGGCGCACTACCTCGATGGAGTAAAATCAGATGTTCCCCATCACAGAACCGATGCCTGCTAGCAAGCGGAGACTGAAAGAAATCAAGATCAACGTCCCCGAGGATTTACTGGAAGACGCCCAGCGATTGTTTGAAGCGATCGGGGTTACTGATGGCGATGGCCACCGCGACGTATGGATGGATGGAGTCTATCGCCTTGCGGAACGGTACAACAAAATTTTAGTTAGCAGGAAATTACTTAGGGATTCTGTCAAGGCAGACGAAACTGGTGATAATTAATTCAGTACTTCTACTTACTTCCATGGCATTTTTACCACCGCCTCCATTAAGCGCGATCGCGCAACTGATAGCGGCTAACCTTGGCCCGCTTGTGCCCGCCGGCTGTGATATGCAGCTAAAGCGCCACCCCAAAGAAGGATATGTAATTTACTTTTATGTAGCTAACGCTACCATCGGCGCTCTTATTGCAAATAATCTTTTATCTGTTATTGGTATTGCTAAAAACATAATTCCCCTAACCTCTGTCGAAGTCAGGGGAGGGTTTGAGCTGAAGGTAGATGCAGCACGGCTAGAAAAGCTATACCCTGATGAGACGAAACTGGTGGACGGAAGGATTGACCTTGCTCTTAGGGGCTGTGGTTTGCCTCCTTCCTGATGGTATGTCCGTAAACGTCCATCTCGCCAAGCAGCACTTTGGTCAGGTCATCTATTGATGGACGAGCCGTGCTTTCAAAAAAGGTAAATTCCGGCACCCTCGATAATGCCACTAGCACAATCCAGGCCGGAGTTTTTGCCAACCGTCCCCCACGGTACAGAATGTCCTTGCTTAGCGGGATGCCAGAGCGATCGCTTATCCACTGGGTAAAATCTGTCCAGGGTAAATTGTCGCGTTTTGCTCTTAAAGCATCGACTAACCGCTTAAAGTTGCGGTTGCCCTCATCCGTCACGTAGCTTCTTCGTTCATCAGCCATTTTCAACTACCTACAAGTAACACCCGGTCTATCGCAATTCTAAACCCCAGTTGCAAAAATGTGAAAACTAGCACATTTGCACTACAATGAGGCGCAGTTAGTTGTAGGTGATGATATGGCCGAGTACAGACGGATTGCATTGCCCCGGCGCTATACCCGGGTAGTAATGGGCGCTGCCGCCCTAAAGAACATGAAGCCGATCGCTTACCAGGAGAAAATCCTGGTGGCAGCGGCAAAGAAGGTGATTGAAGCGGGGCCGGACGGTAAAGGATTTAAGGCGATCGCCCGCAAGCCCGGCGAGCCGAATTTAGCCTTAATCTTTACCAAGGAAGGCTACGATACAATCAGGGCAGCCGTTCAGATCGAGGGGTTGAACCCTCCACAATTTGCCGTGAAGCATTTATTGCCCAGGGCGTTCAAGGACATTGAAGCTGGCTTCAGAGCCATTAAGGCTACCTACGACGGAGCAGCGTAATAAAAAAGGCGATCGCCGGTTATGCGATCGCCTTTTTGTTGTTTATTGCCAATAACCACTAGTAAAGGCAATAGAGGTTTAATCGATGAGAGTAACACCTACCAGAGTATTACCAACAGAATCATTGAGGTAATTTTACCATGAAATACTTTAAGCACGATCTTTTGTCCCGCGAAGATGACAAAATTTGGGAACTCATTGACAGCCACGGGATGCAGGGGTATGGCATCTGGTGGGTCATCCTAGAAGAGCTTTATAAGGCAGAATCCACCGGCTTCCAAGTAGAAGCTACCGACATCTGGCTAAAGCGCCTTAGCCGCCAGCTAGGGTTAAGCGATTGGCTGACCATGGTGCGAACCCTCGATAGGTTTGCCGAACTAAACCTGATTGATGGGCAACTGTGGCGCGATCGCGTGATCTATGCCCACGGCATCGCCAAGCTGCACAGGGACGGAGCGTACAGGAGACACAGAGATGCTGTTTTCGAGCGCGATAGGTATTGCTGTGTTTACTGCAGCGCGACGGAGGATTTAACCCTTGACCATGTGATTCCCTACAGCAAGGGTGGTTCTGATGAGCCAGACAATTTGGCCACCTGCTGCCGCTCCTGCAACAGCAGAAAACACGCTCGCACACCACAAGAATGGCTAGGAGGTCTGTAACATGCAATGGTTTCGTTTTTACAGTGAATTTAGATGCGACCCCAAGTTGTCATTGATGACCCCTCACCACCAGTGGGCTTTCATCATCCTCCTATGCCTTGCTTCAGACAATTCAGAACGAGGAAGGATTGACAACCTGACCGACGAAGAAATTGCCTACCAAATCAGAATGCCGGTCGAGGACTGGCAAACCTTAAAAGCTAAATTCAAAGTAAAAGGCATGATCGATTGGGATGAGACGGGAATCAAGATCACCCATTGGGCAAGACGCCAGTTTGAATCTGACAACTCCACCGAAAGAGTGCGAAAGCACCGTGAACAAAAGCGTTTAGCTACAGCTACGACAAAAGAAACGGGAGTGAAACGTTTCAGTAACGTTAATGCAACGCCCCCAGATACAGATACAGATCCAGATTCAGATCCGGAGATCGTTAAAAATCTATTAGAAAGTTCTATACCTAAGTGTCCGGAACCGAACATCGAGCCGCTTTGTAGCGCTGACGCGCTACGCGATCGCGCCCCCATCTCAAAAACCAAAGAACCCGAACCGGCTAAACAGGAAACAGCCGATACCTTTCCCCCTCTGGATAGCCAGGTAGAAAAACCTGGGGCTCAACCAAAACCCCGGACAAGAAAAAAATCTGGCGGCAGCGCGCGAAAAATTAGCACACCCAAAAACCATCCCGAGCAGTTTGATGCTGCATGGGATTCCTACCGCAAGTTTTGCATAGCCGTAGAGAGCACTGTCGCCCTCTCTCAGGCGCGCAAAGAAGCTGTTAGGGAGTGGGACAAGCTAATAGAGGGCGGAGACGCCTTAGAGGCGATTCTGGACGGGCTGAACTTCTACATGGAGGTAAAGCGGGTTGAGCATCAACGCAAAGGGGAAGCGTTTGGCATTTCCCACTTTTGCCGGTTTCTGTCTAACCGCAAATGGGAGGCCGCGATCGCCTACCGCGAGCAAAAGCGATCGCAGCCCGCCCCCGCCAAAGACATCACTGCCAACGTCCACGCGGACCTGCAGGACATCACCGTCCTGCTACGTCAATTAGGCCGCTCCGCTGTGCTGCCCCCCGAATGGCAGGAACGCACCGGCAAAACCTTTACCCGCCAGTTGGACGCCGTTGAAAGCGACGACTATGTCGCCTACCTCAAGGGCGAACTAAAGCGTCTTGCTGTGGCCAATCCGTAGCAAATTTAATATAACTTTGCTGTTGCATATTTGCTTTATGCAGCGTATGGTTGTGTTAGGAGGTGATACCGATGAACCATAATCCGTTGGAGCCCGAAGAGCTGCGATCGCTGATGGCGACGCTGTGCGAAGCTCAGGGCTGGCGCCCTATTAGTGATGAGCTTTTGCAGCAATTTTGGCGGGAGGTTAAGGATATTTCTGGGCATGAGGTTATCCGCATGTTCGGGAACTCTATGGCAACGCCATACCTGAAGCCTGCCATGTTGCTAGATGGGCTTAAGCAAGAACGACGCCGACTGCTTGAGGAGCAGGTGGCTAGTGTCCCTAGTGGGCACAAACGTTACGCGGACATGTCGCCTAAAGAGCAGGCTGCCTATATGGCGGCTCAAAAGCTGGCAAGGGACAAGCTTAAGGCTGATTTGGCTAGTTTGTACCAACAAGGCAAAATCCCTACTACTCGTGTAGGAGGGTTTAGCAGCCTTGCTGACGTATTAGTCCGCAGTGGTCCTCACCGTGGCGAAAGCCTGATGGACGAAGTTATCGCGGAGGTAGAAGCCCGCGATCGCCTGGAGGCCGCTGGTGGATCGTTTAGATGATTTTTTGGCACGTATCCAGTGCAATTTTAAGATGGCAACCCAGTTGCTAAATCAGGATGCTGCCAAAGTCGAGGGTTACATCTATCGGGTAGCCGTGCGCTCCATTGTCCTTGAGGACGGTGTAAGCGAGGAAGAAGCTATCCAACGCCTGCAGGGTACATCCCCCATGGGTCAACTGTCGCTGATGTCCTACGAGGCATTAGAGGCACTTGACCGCAAATTTCAATCCGTTGTGGAGAGTTTTTTATGATTACACTTACTCCAGATAAATTGGCCCAAGTGGCCACCCATGCTGCTTTTAAGGGCGTACCAGATGATTGCTTAGAGGCGATCGCTGCCCTGGCCGCCCAAGAAGTACAACAAGCCCAGCGCCCTTTAACCAAGGTGTTGGTGCGGAAGATTTTGGCTGATTATCAAGCAGGCTATGACTACGGCAGGCTTCAAAATACCTATGCCGATTACGGCTACTTTGGTTATTTCGCTCCCCTGGGGCGGACAGTAGCCACCTACCGATTTAAGTTTGAGTGCATCGGCTATACCCGCTTATTCCGCACCTTGGCGGAGGCGGACCAATATTTTATTGACACCGTCAGCCGTCAACCCATGGCAGTTGGCAAGGGTTGCCCCACCTGTGTCTACTCTGGTGACGGCAACGCTGAGGGGCGATTCTGTGCTTCTCAACGGTGTACGGTGCCTTACCGACAGCTATGGCAGGCTCACCTGTCTTGCAATGGCTACAAGCCCTTCCAGGCGGAGGTGACGGCATGAATGAACCGATTTCTATGGTGGCAGAAATTCAACCACCAGTGGCCGCCGCGATCGCGGCCTACCTCGATAGCCATCGGGAGTGGGACTGCGATCGCATCGTCAACGCAGCTCTCGCTATGTTTTTGTTGCAGGGTAGCAATTCAGGTGATCCTGAGTTGGCCCGGGTGTATTTGCAGGCTGTTTTTGGGGATGTGTTTCAGGTGGAGGAACAGCCATGAGCCCCCAGGTAAGACAAAACCTTGAGTTAGCGATCGCGCTAACCAAGCAGGAAAAACAAGTTGCCTATCAACTTGCCGAGGCGGTGTTAAAAATGCCGGATGCACCCCCTAAAGTGCGACAACTGGCGGAGAAGTTATTGAGGCCGTTGAAAGAGGCGGCATAGACAGGTGACTAACATTAAGCGCCATGGGGATCCCGTGGCGTTTTGTTAATTATTTGTGACATCCGATAGACTAAGGCTATGCACTCTCGTTAGAGAGATGGACATTGACGTAAAGCGCTTATCAGATGAACTTCTCGAAATCCGGATGCGCTACACCGGGGAGGAGACCCAGCACTTTTTGTTAGCCTCAGACATTCACCTGGATAACCCAAAGTGCGATCGCAAGCTATTCTTCTCTCACCTCGATAAAATGAAGGCTCTCGGTGGTAGAGCCTTATTTTTTGGCGACGTGCTATGCCTGATGCAGGGCAAACGCGACAAACGCGGCAGCAAGTCCAGCATCCGCCCCGAGCACCAGGGGGCCAATTATTTTGACTTGGTATTCAAAGAGTCTGCCGATATTCTTGGCCCCTACGGCAAAGAAATTTTGATGATGGGCAATGGCAACCACGAAACTGCCATTATCAACAATCAAGAGGTGGACCCACTCGCTAACGTAGTGCAGCAGATGCGCGATCGCCATAAGGCGGTTACTGAGCACATGGGTTACCAGGGCTGGGTGCGCTTTGTGTTTTACAAGCAACGGGGCAATGGCGTTGAAAAGGTACGACGCTGCACCCTGTTTTTTCACCATGGCGCCTGGGGCGGCATTGTCACCAAAGGCACCATGGGCGGCGGTCGCTATGCCAGCATCGCCCCGGATGCCGATATTATCGTCAATGGCCATAACCATGAACGCTCTATTGTTAGTCACCCCTGCTATCGTTTGGCGGAGACCGGCAAGGTAAAGGTAACCCCGCGATACCATGTTCAGACCGGCACCTACAAAGAAGAATTTGAGGGCGGCAACGGCTGGGCGGTGGAGCGCATTGTCATGCCGAAAAGCCTCGGCGGCGTCTGGCTGAAGCTTACCCCCGATCGCCAGTCAGGCGTTACCGTATCGCTAGAGCCCGCTGTCTGACGGTTGCTTATTGGCAATAAGCTTTAACCGCACCTCCACCACTTCATTCCCCTGCAAGATCACTCGCTCCACCAATTCCGCGTAAATTTCCCGGCGCCTTACCACCGGCAATAAGTTTAGGTCCGCCTGCGCGATCGCCATTGTCTTTTCCCGTAGCTCTTGCTGGTTAGCACTGGCATAGCTTGCCATGCCCGCCAAGGCTTGTAGCTCCGCCTCGATTTCAGCTATCTCTTCGGCGATCGCCGCCCGGTGGGCCAAAGGTCGAAGTGCTTCTAGTTCTCGCTCCAGCGCGATCGCCTGCGGGTTCACCGTCGAGGGCTGTAGCATATCCGCCGCGATCGCCTCGGCGGCCTCTACCAACGCCTCCTGAATGGCTGCTTCAATGGCATCCTGGCGGCAAGAACGGGTGTAGGAGCATTCCCGGTCATGGTAGTCAGCTTTGGCCGCACAGGCAAAATAGCGATGGCCCCGGCGGATAAGCGCACGGCACCGGCAGCCACAAATACAGGACACAATAGGCGGCACCGCATGGATGCGTCCTTGATTGTTGCCGCGCAACTGACGGTTGAGGCTAATCAGGTATTCAATACGCTTGTACTCTTCTTCGGTGATCAGTGCTGGGTGGGTGTTGTAGCGCCACTCATCAGTTTTGGCATAGTGCAAATGCCCCCGTAGGGCAGCACTACGCAGCCACCACCGCCAACCCGCTCGAGACTTATAAAACCCGTAGCGCCCCTCCATGTGGGCTGACAATGCCATCAGGTTGCCGTGCTCTAGGTAAAATTCTATCGCCGCCCTTGCCTTTGCCCACTCTGGCCCCGGCTCATAGCGGCTACCGTCTAGCGATCGCTGGTAGCCAAAGGGAGGCGGGCCACACATGGGGCGCCCCTGTCGCCTCATCTGGGCATAGGCGCGCTGGATGCGCTCGCCTAGTTCTACCGAATAGTAGTGGGCCATCAGCGACTTAACGCCAGTGGTGAGCAACCCTGAGGCGGTTTGTAGCGTGATCTCCTGGCCAGTGGTTAGCTCCTTCACCTGCACGCCCGCCGCCTCCAACTGAGCCAAGCTTTCCATCGAATAAACCGTATCCCGTGCCCACCGGGTCCACTCAATGACCCATACTGTAACTAAATGACGTTGACCACGGAGGTCCAATGCCCGTTCCACCATGCGCAAAAATTCAGGGCGATCGCGCCTGCGCCCTGACAAATTTTCAGCAAACAGTTCATCAAACTCAAGCTGTTGCTGAAATTGCTGCATCTGTAATTCCAGGCTTTGCTCTTCAGTCGATACCCGCCCGTAGCAAAGTTGATAGTGTGCCATGGTCAATCCCCTCTCCAATTTCAGCGTACTACGCCGCATCTAAAAGGAGGTGCCATGGTGAGAATTGCTCAGAGTTCTAGCTATGGCACGACTAGCCTAAATTGGGCTGGTATCGTAAGATATACACAAATAGAACCGGAGGCATTATGGCTTGGCGTCCCCAGGCTTGCTTAGATAACTTAAAACCCAAGGCGCCACGCTATGACGAGCATAAAAAGCGCGGGCAACTTATCTTAACCCCCACCGCATGGGATATTCTCAACACCCTAGCGAAAGAGGCAGGCTTATCCCGCTCTGAATTTGTGGAGCAACTGGCCAGGGGTGAATTGAACCTCAGTGGCGGTATCGTTACTCGAAAAACTCCCGCATAATTTCGCTCTGGGTCTTGCTGTAGTCAGACTTAAGCTCTATCGGCCCTGTGGGCTCTTCTGTGCCCTCTTCTACCACCTCTGGCTCTGGCAGGCTATAGAATTCACCAGAGGCGGCTGATAGCTTACACAGTGCCCCCACAACCGACGCTACTGCATCGGCAATATCTTTATGGCTATCCACGTCACTACCTAAGGCGGTACGCGGGGCATCAATCCGTCCGGTCGATAGCCTCACCAATTTCCGCAATTCCCCGAACAGGATCGGGTCGATGCGGTACACCAACTGTCTGGCATAAATAAGCGCCTTTAGTTCATCGTAATAACCTGGGTTACGGTCCACCGAAAAATTCTGGCTGCTAACGCCATAGTGGTATAGCAGCTGTCGAGCCGTAGCGCTATTGAATTGGTCGAACGTCACCCGCGCGATCGCAAACCCTAGCCGCTTGCTCAGCAGCAATACAAATTCCACCGGTGTCTGCAAGTCTATCTCCGCCTGGCGGATGTCCACAGTTGTGGAATCGCCGCCCTCCCAGTTAATGCGCTGCAACTGGCCGCGTCCAGTAAAGTGGGCCGCCTTCCAGCGAAAGGATAGGTCCAGTACCGGTATCAGTCGGTCCGCGCGATCGCCCACCGGCTCCAGGTGGGCCATGGCAAACCCGGCACTATCACCCGATAGCCCCAGGTCGATATGAATGTAATACTCGCGTTCGGGCTTGCCCTTGAACCAGTTGGCTAACATCGGAAAGCCATAGCTATCCAGTACCACGTCACCAAATAGGTCGCGCTCTAGGATGGGGTCAGGGCTGCGATCGCTACCCGTCACGCCATAGCGCTTCAGTAGGTCGGATGTCCCCCCACTGGCATGACGCACAATGAGTTCAGGCGATCTAAAGTAGGCTTCAGTCGCCGCTCTGGGTTGGGCTGCTAACTTAGCCGCTGATCCCTCTGGGTCCCTAATAAATTCAGTTTCAAAGTCTTTGTATTCCAGGTGGGGCACGACTTCCCAGGTGGGGCGACGCACCACAAATAATTCAGGGAATCGTCCCTCCTGGTGGGCTTCAATCAACTGCTCCTGCGGGTCCGATACGCTACGCGGAAAGCTGGTCAGAAAACCTTTCCATGCCTTTCTGAAGCGGGTGCGGCAGGAGGTGACAAAAGTATTGAACAATGCCTCCGCCGTGGCCCCCTGCGCCTCAGACTCTAGCCCTGCAAACTCGCTAATTACAAAGGCCAGTAGGTTGAACCCCTCCGCGCTACTGCTAATCAGCGGTAGGTTGTGGATTCGGATATTGTGGGGTAGCTCAATATAGTCCGCCGCGTCGGTCGCTTTCTTGATATAGCGGTCAACGTCTGCGATCGCAAACTCCGAACGCGCCAGGTGACTTTTTAGCCAGGTGCAGGTCCGCAATCGGTTCTTTAGCTTGGTGAAGGTTACCCGCCGCGTCTGGCGCAACGTAGGTGAGGCTAAGGCAATATCAATGGGTTCCTGGGGGGCAAGCCCTAGAAAATCCTGGGGGTCTCTCAGGCACAACAGCACATGGGCGAACCATACAAGGCAGACGGAGGCTAAGGTATCCTTGCCCGCACCCTTGCCGTAGCACAAAATGCCACAATTGTAAAGGGTTGGCGGATTTTGAGTAAACAATGCCTTAGCATCCGCCGCTGTGGTGCCTAGGAACTGGCTTAGGTCCTGTTGCTGCACATCCCAGGGGGTAACGTCCAGGTAGGCGCGGCAGAACTCACCCAAGGGTAAGGGGTCCTCTAGCCAGGGGGAGTCACCCGCCGTTGGTTCCTGGCCCTGGCTCATTAGCTCCAATAGCGCGATCGCGTTACCCTGCTTTCTCTGCATGGCGTTGTAGGATGCGGTGGAAGGTTTGCGCGTCGAAGTCTGGCCGGTTCAATAGCGCGATCGTCGCCTCTTCCAGCGTGGTCGGGTTCATCTCCCGGTATAGCTGCAGGTACTTAGCCAGCGCTGTGGCGACGCCCTCCAGCGACTTCGCTTCTGTCTCATTGACAGCACCCGCCAAAGTCTTGATGGTGCGGGTCATATAGTCGTTAACGTCGAGCCCGTCGATGGTAACCTTGGCCCCCGCCGCGATCGCTGTTGTAACCACTTGGTTAACGCTACGGGTAGGCGTTCGGCTCAAATTATTCTCTTTGACTACCCGCTTAACGGTGCCAGTGGAGACGCCACAAATCTGGGCGATGTCCTCAATGGTATTGCTGGACTCGGCATAAAGCTTTTTGATGCGGGCTTGGATCAACTCTGGAGTCTTGGCAGGCATAGGTTTGTAGCGTTAATGGATCTACCGTAGATCCTTAGATCAACTATAGTTGATCCTCCCCGCGATCGCGCCAATACCCAACCCCATTGTAAAATTGCTATCGAAAAGTGTTGACACTACGATAGGGGGTTGATAGAGTGTAAATGTACACGACAAAGAGGACAGACTCATGCCCAAGTTCATCAGCATTCAAGACGGCGCTTACCTGCTCAACCTGGCCCACATCGTTAGCATCGAGGTAAATAAAGGTTCCTTTGAGGTCACTTGCAACGATGGCCAAGGGGCCTACACCGTAGACAGCCCCGACGAAATGGGTACACTGATGGACTTGATCGAGATAGCCTGACCCCACTCCACTCACCACCACCCCGGTCCCATGGCTGGGGTTTTTTATTGCCCTGCCCCCAGCTTTGTCCGCCTCACCCGATCGCGCAATGCCCAGGCGACGCTATCAACGCTATGGCGGTTGGGGGAGAGCGTTGGGGTGTAGTGTTCCCCCATCCATAGCCGCTTGGCAGTATCT